CGCTGCCAGACCCTGTTCGGTTGGTACGACCCGCGCACGGCCGCGAACGAGTGCATCCAGCCCGACCGCTACACCCCCGAGGTCGTGGCGTACATGCGCGAGGAGGAGTACGGCGCGCGCATGTTCGAGGCGCAGTGCCAGCAGAACCCGAGCGCCGCGGACGGCGACATCTTCAAGGCCATCTGGTGGCGCTACTTCCGCCTGAGCACGCAGAGCGAGCGCGACCCCATGCAGCGCGGGACCGAGTACAACCACGACCCTGCGCTCGTGGTGGACGTCGACCGCCGCACCGGCGAGCTGGACGTCGACACGGTCTGCGTCACGGTCGACGCCACCGGCGGCTCGAAGGCGGACGACGCCTCGCACGTCGGTCTGCTCATCTGCGCCACCAAGGGCCAGAAGATTCGGCTCGTGCTCGACGACCTCGGCCAAGGCCCGCGCTCGTTCCCCGAGATGAAGACCGACCTCGACGTCGCCATCCCGCGCGCGAGCAACCTGACCGGCAAGCTCCACGTCCACGTGCTGATCGAGAAGAAGGCGCTCGGCCCCGCGCTGTCCTCGGAGATCGAGCAGCGCATCAGGAGCGAGGTCTACACCAACAGCTCCGGCGAGCCTATCGCCGTGACCATCGAGGACTACGAGCCGGCGAACACGCAGGCCAGCAAGGTCGCCCGCGCGCAGGCGATGGAAGTCCCCATGGCGCTCGGGGAGATCTACATCCCCGAGGACGCGCCGTGGCTCCAGGCGTTCCTCGCCGAGTTCCAGCGCTTCCCGAAGAAGCCGAACGACAAGGTCGACGCGCTCGCGCAGTTCGTCGACAAGTACCGCCAGCGCGTCAGCTGGGTGACCGTGATGCAGGCGGTCGGGCGCTAGCGGAAGAAGTCGCCGCAGCCGTTCTGCCGGTCGAGGCGCTCGCGCTCGGCCTCGGCCGCGAGGTCCGCCTGGAGGTCGAAGGGCTCGACCTCGTACCAGTGAGCCGGGTCGATGCTGCCGGCCGCCTTGACCTTCGCCGCGAACGCCTTGGCGCGACCCTCGGCCTGCCAGTCGACCTGCGAGAAGCCGTCGACCTCGTCGACGACGTAGCCCTTCACCTTGTAGCTCACGTGGCGGTAGACCTTGCCGTCCGCGCCGTCCGCGCCGACCCCGAAGTCGCACACGAGCAGGGTGCCGTCCTCGCTGTGCTTGGGGGCGTACAGGTGACCCTCGGTCACGTACGCGTCGGTGATTGCGATGCGCTGCGTCTTGTTCATGTTGTCCTCCACGTCTCCCATCATAAGCAGGGGGCGGAGGTTGCCAAGGACGCGTCAAGTCCTATTCGCACAGGACGTGTCAGGTCGGATGCGCTGCGTTAGCAGCCCTCGTACGTCGGCTCGCAGGTGAGCGTGCAGGCCCACGCGGCAGGCGCGCCTGGCTTGGGGTCGGTCGGCTTCTCCTGGAGGCACAGCCCGCGCTCGGGCCCGGTCGCCTCCGTGGCGTAGCATCCGGCCTGCCACAGGGCGCCCCAGTCGTGCGCGGCCGCGTCGCCGGGGATGACCTTGTCGTCCGGGCTCGGGGCGACGCACACGTGGTGCTGCACGTCATCGATGTCGCCGTCGCAGAGCGCGTGCGTGTAGCAGACCCACATCACGTGGTCGGGCTTGGTGTTGAGGTCGAGGGTGCACGCCCCCAAGCACGCCAGCAGAAATAGTAGCTTCATGCACTCGAACCTACGCACCGGCGCTCGCCGGCGCAAGGACTCAGTGCGTGACGACCCGGGCGGCCGGCATCGCGCGCGCCGTGTCCTCGGCCACGTACTTCTGCCACCTACGCATCCAGGGGCAGTCGCGATGGCACGAGTCCGGGACGTCACAGGCCACGCGCCAGTGGCCGCCGGCTCCCCAGACGGAGCCGACGTACTCACGCCTGTGTGGGGTTAGGGCGAGCGCGATGACGCGCCAGACCCGGCGCATCACTCGATGGATGTGCTCGCTCATAGACGACGCTCCCTCGGGTGCCAGCTCGCCCGCGCAGGGTCGAACCCCCAGCGGTCGCCTTTGCAGTCCTCGTGCTGGCCACCGTGGCCGCGCTGGACGACGCACGCGTTGGCGCTGCCGCACGCTTGGCCGGTGCCTGGCGTAGCACGCGCCCAGTAGACCTCGTGCTTCCACCAGGGCGGCAACTGCCGCGCCGCGAGCGACGCCGCCATCCGCTTGACGGCCGCCTCGGGCACGCCGTGGGTGTTGCGCGCGGCCGCGACGGCCGGGTCGCACTCGACCGTGACGACGAGCAGCTCGTGGCCGTAGGCTAGGGCGAGCGCCGCGTACGGCGCGATCTCGGCGACCGTGGTGTTGGTGTTGTCGACCACGAGGTCGGGGTCGCCCGGGCCACCGATGGCCGCGTAGCCGGCGAACTTGCGCAGGCACGCCCCGTGCGCCTCGGGGAGCTGGGTCGGGTCGAACCGGTAGACGCCGTCGTCGTCGGTGAAGTGGTGGTCGGCCGAGCACACGATGGCGCCGGCGTGATGCTCGCGAACGAGCGTCGACTTGCCGGAGCCCGGCACGCCGCTGTAGATGTAGACCTTCATTTCGACCTCACGGTGGTGCCCGCGGAGGCGGGCGTCAAGGACTGGCGATGCTTGGTGTAGGTGAACTCATCGGCCGCCTCCTCCAGCTTGGCGAAGGCGAGGTTGATGTGGTCGGCGCTGGCGTGGCTGAGCAACCGCGCGGCCGCGTAGTTGAGGGCCGCCTCCTTGAGGGCGGTGCGGGCCTCGAACATCGCGTGTGAGCCCGGGGACGGCAGCCCGTCGACGTGGCGACTCTGAGGTTCATCGTCCGCGCCCCCAGGTGGCGAGTCGGAGACCATGCGGATGCCCTTGCACGTCGTGCACGGGCGCAGGTCGGTGTCGGCCCCTTTGCAGTCGGGGCAGACCTTGAGCATGCCGCGGCTCACCGGCGGCACTCCTCGTACCCGTCGAACCACGGGCCGTGGGTGCGCGTGTAGCGCTTGGCCTTCGCCGACGTCGCCGTCTTCGAGCTGGTCTCCGGGTCCTTGCAGTGCGCCTGCGCCTCTTCCAGCGTCAGGCCAGTCTTGATGGTCCGCTTCGGGTGACCATCGTAGAAGTATCGAACGACTTTGTACATGCTGCCCTCCTTTCGCTTCTACAGACGTCGCTCGGCGTTGAATCTGACAGACGATTAGCCCAGCCGCGCGGCGTCGTGGCCCTCGGCCAGCGCCTCCTGCGCCCGCTCGACGACCTGGCAGGTCTCGCAGCGCTTACAGATCGCATCCGGTGCGACCGGGTTGGCGCAGACGAACTGGCCGTCGCGGACCGAGATGCAGACGCCCTTGCGGATGCGGCTGCGGATCTGAAGCGCGAGCTTGCGGGTCGCGAGCAGGTCCTCGGCCGCCGCCGCGACGTCGACGCCGTAGCCCGTGTGGATGTCCTCGTCCGTGTACGAGCTGCCAGGCATCGGCACGCAGGTCGCCGAGAAACGCGCGGTCGAGGGGTCGTAGTCGAACTCGACCTTGTACTCCAGGACGCAGAACGTCTGGACGATGTCGGTCGTGGTGCGAGTGTTGCTCATGGCTGGTGTGCTCCTTGGGGGATGCGGAAGGGACGAGGCAAACTGGTCTACGGGTGATTGTTTCACAAGGTCCACGCCGCCCTTCGCGGGCGTACCTCTAGTGGCGCTTCCCACCCATCACAGCCCCTCGTCCCTCCCACGCCTGACAACCTGTGCACGCAGGGGGTTCTCGTCAAGGGCAAATCGAATGGGAGGATCGGCCCACCGCCTGCATGTCCTACCCCTCATGACATCGACGACGTACGCGGAGATGGCTGTCACGGCCCTGAGCAAGGAGTTCGAGCGCATCGGCGAGGAGCTGCTGCCGTTGGCGGAGCGTGTCGTGAAGGGGGCATACGCGACCGACGAAGGGCAGATTGCGGATGCGAGACGCCTGTGCGAGCTGGCGCAGGCCGTGTACGCAACCGTCCGAACTCGGGCGCTCATGGAGTGGCGGGCCCGGCACTAGCTCAGCGGATCGTCCCCGGTCAGGAACTGCCCGAGCGCGTGGTCGGCGGCGAGGAACTCGGCCTGGGCCTCGCGGTACGCCTTGATGAGCGTGTCAGCCTCGGCATCAACGATATCGTCCTCGCCGCGATGGGGATGCGCCTCGGCGAAGCTCTGCATCGTTCATGACGGACGGTCCTTCCGCCCGATGCTGACGGGCTTGGTGATGGCGCCGAACACGCCGGCGAGGCCCTCCAGGGTGCCGACGATGCGCCCGCGGCGGTAGCCGAGCCCGGCGCCGAGCGCGAACGTGCCGAGCGCGATGGCTGCGGCGTAGTACCAGGGGATCACGGTGCAAGCTCCACTTCTCCGGCCTCGACGGCGCGGCGCCACTCCTCGCCGCGAGCGGCGACGGTGGTGTGTAGGGTATTGGACATGCGGTGGCCGTGCAGCGACGCCGACACCCACCAGTCGCGGCCCTTGCGCGAGCGCCAGACCGTGTAGACGATCTCGGCCCCGTGCTGGTTGGGGACGACCTTGCGGGCAACGACCTGCGCCGTGTGCGGCTTCTTGGGCTGCGGCGCGAGCAGCTCGAACGTGGGGAGCGTCAGCATGGGCTACCTCAGGTAGCAGCAACCGTGCTCGTTCACACGGCCGACGTAGTCGGTGTAGATGTTGCCGCGCTTGCCGTTCTTCACGGGCGCCTTCCAGGTGCCCTTGTAGATGTCGCCGGTCGTCTTGTCGACGAAGGAGTGGACCGAGAGGCCGTCGTGGAGCCCGTCCTTCTTGGCGACGCGGACATAGCGCGGGCCGTCCGTGTGCACGATGGTGGGCTTGGCGTGGGTGAAGCCGTTGCGCGTCCAGTACGCGTCGATGAGCCCCGTGATGTGGGCCTCGTAGCGGGCGAGCGCGGCGTCGAAGGTGACGGTCTCGTTCATGGCTCCAACCTGTGTACGCAGGGCGGCATCGTCAAGGGCTATTCGTACAGCTGTCGGCCCAGGCCCAGTCGGCCTCGGTGAGGGTAGTCGAACCGTCTACATAGGTGGCCATAACCCCCTTCTGCCCCGGGGGTAGGTGCCGGGCGCAGTGGAAGATCGCGTGCCCGGCCTCGTGCGCCGACACGGCCACGGTGAGCAGTGGGGACATCCCCTCGGCGAGCTGGATGTCGCCACCGCCCTCCAGGCCGACGACGTCGCCGGGCAGCTCGGACTTGGGTACGAGCGTGACGTCGATGTCGCAGTCGTGGCCCCACACGGACACACCCTCCCACACGTAGTTCTGGGTGGCGGTCGGGATGCCCTCCTGGAAGTGGAGCTTGATGTTGGGCTCGGTCGCGCAGCCGGCCAGGACAAGCGCCAGGAGCGCCGCTACGAGGATGCCTGGCAGGACGCACAGCGCGCACGAGTGCCAGGGCTCCGGTGGCTTGCCGCGCTGCTGGACGCGCCTGGTGGCACCGCAGCGCAGACAGCAGTCGTAGAACTGGCCAGCGCTGATCCGGTCCTCCGGGTGCGGGCAGGGGTTGTGGAACTCGGGGGTCTTCACGTGGGCGGCCCTTTCTCGACGATGTCACGCGCCGCCAAGCGACCGAATACGGCGCCGAGCGCTTCCAGGGTCGCGACGCCGTAGCCGCGACGGTAACCGAGTCCGAAGCCGACCGCGAGGCCGGCGAACACCCCGACGACTGCGGCGATGAGGACGGTGATCATGGTGCTTGCTCGTTTCCGAGGCAGACCTCGCACCACTCGTCGGGGTGGGAGAGGGCAGCCTCCGCGTTCTCGCGGGTGAGGTGACAGACGATGTGGCCGTGGTTCTCGCACACGGTGGACCAGCGCCCGCCATCCGTATCGAGGTTGGCCTCGTCGCCGTCGTACAGGGTGACGGTCGTGTTGGTCGCGTGGCACCGGCGGCTCAGCACCGCCCCCGCGTTGTCGCGGAGGATCTGCTTAGGGTCGGTGATGGCGCCGTGCTCGTTCGTGTCGCACGGCAGGCGCGGGCTGTTGCCGCGGGCGTGGCCCGCGCACAGGCAGCCCATGGACTTCGCGCACGGGGGCGTCACGGGCGCACCTCCTCCGGCAGCTCGCCGCACGACAGGGACAGGCAGGGCTCCCCCTCGGCGATCTCGGGCGGCACCTCGCAGGCGAGCAGGAACCCGAGCGCCAGGTCGTACCAGTCGCGCTCGTCGTTGGGGTCGATGTCCTCGGCGCGGTGGTAGACCTCGGCGAGGAACCGCGAGGACGCAACCTGGAGCTTGGCGAGTTCGATGTCGCTCATCGGTTCGGCGCCTCCGGCTGGGGGTCGAGCTTGCGGAACTCGGTAGGGCGGCCGTTGACGACGAGCCAGCGGTACCAGGCGCCGTCGCGGAACTCCAGCGTCGTGTGCCGCTGGGTGTCGGGACGGAGGTACTGGTCGTACAGCGCGTCGAGCAGATAGCCGAGCCGGCGCGAGGATTCCTGCGTTTTGCCGGCGCCCTCGATGGCGCACAGCTCGTCGTAGAGCGCGTCGGCTTCGTCGAACGTCAGCATCGGCAATTTGCCGACCGCTTTCGCTGCGCGGACGCGGTAGCGGCAGAGCGCGGACTCGTGGAATGGTTTGCTCATGGGTCCCTTCTGCGTCGGGCTGTACTGGAGACGCGAGCGTGGTCTGCGCCTCGATCGTGTTTCGCATCCCAATGCCGTCCGCCCGACCAAGGGTCGTCCGGTCACATTCAGCTACTCCGCGTCGAGGACACCACTCGCGCCCCCAGTGCAACCCGCCACGTCAAGCAACCTATGCACATCGAGGGCTGTCGTCAAGGTCTAATCGAACTATCTGCGCCGGCTGCCAAGCAGCGCCTCGGCTTCGCGATCCTCGGCGTCGTGGCGCTCGATGACGGCGATGGCCGGGCACGGCTCGTCGGTTTTGGTCCGACCGTGCCCGTGCAGGTTGCGGTAGACCTTGAGCGGGAACTCACACGCGCACGCGGCGTAGATCTCCTGCGTGCGGCGGAGCTTCTTCTCGCGGCAGCGGCGCGCGAGGTCGTGCATGTCGGCGGCCATCAGTCACCTCCGCGCCCGTAGGCGGTCGCCCCGAGCGTTTCGCGGTCGAGGTAGTAGCGGATGTTTTTCGCGGCGAACTCCGCGGCGAGCGTGCGCTCCACGAAGGACTCGATGAAGTGGGTCCGCGTGTAGCGCTGCTCCCACTCACGGCCGCGGCATTCGTTGTCGTCCCATGCCTTCCACCACACGCCGAGCCGGTCGTGCCGCCAGCTGTCGAACTCCTTCGGTAGCCAGAGCGCGTTGTCCTGCTCGGTGATGCGGACGTAGTGGTGCGTGCCGCCAATCCACTTCGTGACGGTGACGCGCACGCGGCGGACGAATCGCGGCACGTCGAACATCCGCACGTGGGGCTCGGTGACGGGGAGCATGGAGAGGTTGCCACCGAAGCGGCTCGCGCTCCAGCCCGTCAGGCCACGGTGGCCGTGTTCCAGCCCGTACGCCTCGGGGTCGGCGGCCATCGCCTTGAGCAGCTGTTCGCGGGTCATCGCTGGGGCCTGGCCAACGCCAGCACGGCACCCATGAACAGGGCGACCGGACCCCACGCCGTGGCGACGACCGCGTCGGCGAGCAGGTCTTCCTCCATGCCCTGGGGATGGAATCGGAGCACGGCCAGGAAGATGGCCGCGAGCATGAAGTACGCGGTGACGAAGTCCATCACGCGGACCTCCGCTGAGCTTCGTACTTTTTGACCCGCTCGTGGGCCGCGTGGACGACGCGACCCCAGGCAGCAGTCTCATCATCGTCGAGGCGTGCGAACTCTTGCGCGCCCACGAAGTCGACCTCGTCGGCGACCTTGAGGATGGCCTTGGCCTCAGCCACGGATAGAGCGATCACGGCACCCTCCCCGTCGCCGGACTGCCGACGGTGCCAGCGGCCTCGCGTGCGAGCCGGCGCTTTTCGCGCTGCTCGGCAGGGTCGGTGTGGGTCAGGTGGAACGCGTGACAGACCGTGCACTCGTAGACGCGGATCTTCACGCCGCCGCGCGAGAGCTGCTTCGCGCGGTTCTTGGCAAGGGTCTTGTCGAGGAACTTGCGCTTGTCGGCGCACGACTCCTCGTCGCGTTTGCGGATCTGTTCGGCGGGCGTCATCGGTCTCCCTTCGTCGAAGGGGCGAGCTGCGGCAGGTCGCCATCCCGCACCATGATCCCGGCTCCCGGCCCTCGCGGTGCCGTGTCCGTTTAGCCCAGGCGAAGGGCCGTGCGCAGCTCGCACCCTCGACGAAAAGTCCCCGCACGTGGCAGCCGGCGCCGGTCCGGGATCCCATGACCGACTCCTAGGACAGCCGTCGCGTGCGGGGAAAGCAAAGCTAGTTGGCGCTGCTGGGGTCTTCGAGGCGCTGGGCCTCGCGGTCGAGCGCGCCCGAGATCAGCTCGCGGATGTCGACGAACTTGGCGATGGTCTCCATTGTCCATCGCACGCCGAGCATGCGCTCGTGGCAGTCCTTGCGGAGCTGCTCGTCGAGCGGGCCCTTGCGGCCGCGCACGCACGCGAGCTGGACGTCGCGAATGACTTCCATCGGGGTGACCCCCGTCTTGTTGTCGGCGTAGCCGACGGTGATGAGCGTCCCCCAGACGGCCAGGGCCAGCTCGCGGTCCGCAATGTGGGCGTGGTCGCAGGCGGCGATGGTGACGCACGTCTCCGTGACGGCGCCGCGCCAGTCCGCGCTCTCCCACAGCGCGAGCGCCTGCTCGCGCGAGAATCCGAATCCTGGGCCAGGGTCTTTGTGTTCGATCATGTTGAAGTTCCTCCCTGCGGACCAGGTTGCGCATCCGCGGGGGGCGCGTCAAGGGGAATTGCGAGGTCCTCGGCGTGGGTCGCCGGCACCGCGTCGCGCGGGTCGATATCACCCTCGAAGAACATCGCATTGCCCCGGCACTTCGGACACACGACCGTTATCACGGTTTTGCCGATGCGACCGCCGCGGTACCTCCAGCCTCGTGATGCACCGGCGCGGAGCGCCGCGACCTTCGGCGAGAACTGCTTGGGGCAGCGGTCCTCGTCGATCTCGACCTTCATGCGGTCGCCGCAGTCACATAGCAGCCGGAACATCAGGAGGAAGGCCACGGTCAGTTCCCCGCGTCGCTGGCCGACGGTGGCGCCTGGAGAGCGGCCGAGGCTTCCGCGAGGTCGCGCGGCGCGTCCGTCCACCAGGTGATCGAGCACGTGGGCGCGCCGCCGGGGCCGATGAGCGACACGGCGTAGATGGCGGTCAGCGGGATGACGCAGTGGTACTGCGTGTCCGTGAGCGTCACGAACGTCATCGTGGCCGACAATTCCTCCTCGGTGACCGCGAGATCGGTGATGTCGACTACGGGTGGGCGGCCCACGATGAGCCGGAGGTCCGGTCGCGCCCGCAGGTGCTCGGGGACCAGGCAGCGCCTCGCATCGCACACGAACATGATCGCCCCCTGCGCGAGCAGGTGGTCGAGCAGCACGTGCTTGCTGTTGCGAGTGGACTCGCTCATCCCTCGGCCTTGTCGGGCTTGTCGGCGTCGCCCGCCTTCTCGGCCGCCGCGGCCTTCGGCTTCTTCGTCTTCTTCGCGCGCAGCTCGGCGACCTCGTCGGAGAGCTTCTTCACCTGCTCCTGGAGCGTCTTGCGCTCGGCGAGGAGCTGGTTCAGGCGCTCGTCGCCACCGCCGGCAGCGTCAAGCTGTTCCTGCATCGTGCGCAGGTCGTTGAGCGCCTCCGTAAGGAGGTTGAGCGCGAACGCGACAGGGTCGGCGTCGGTCTTCTCGTCCGCTAGGCCGAGCGCGCGGATGCCGACCGCGAGGTTGACGAGCGCGTCCGCGCCGCCATCTGGCAGCGCCACGACGGGCGGGATGCCCGCGGCGGCGACCTCTGCCTCGGACGCGAGCGGCGCCGGGAACTCGTCGACCAGCTCCACGTCCGCGGCCGTGGCGGTCACGAAGAGACCGTCCGAGCGCAGGATGAGGAACACGAACTCCTTGCCCGACATCTCGGTAGCGACGACGGCGCCCTCGCAGTCGACGGCCGGCTGGCCGGTCTGCTCGTTGAGGTGGCGCCAGCGGACGCGCGGGCCGGTGAGCACGAGACCCATCGAGATGGTGCCGGCGTTCACGAGAGCACCGCCTTGGCGGCGATGATGCGCGCGGCGACGGAGGTGTTCTCGTCGTCGCGGAGCGCGAGTGTGCTAAGGGTGGCCTTGATGTCTTTGATCATGTCGAACATCTCCTCGTGCCTGGACTTCCAGCGGTTGGCGTAGCCGAGCAGGGTGACGGCGGCGTCGACCCGGTCGACGGTTGGGAGCTTCTCGTTCCCGATGGTCGCAAGGAGGAACTCCACGACGGGAAGGTCGGGGTCGGGCTTCGCGGGTTCGTTGTCCATGTCCCGTAGACGCCTTGGGCTTGCGTCGAATTCCGCCTGGTGCTACGAAACAGTCATGCACCGGTTCCGCCACATCGTCGCCCTGCGGCTACTTGTCGCGGCGCAGTTGCGCGCGAACTGATCCTCTCGCCGGCGTAGCCCAGGCAGGTAGAGGCAACGGTCCCAAACACCGCCCAGCGCGGGTTCGAGTCCCGCCGCCGGCACGTCGCGGTAGCCCAATGGCAGAGGCAGCAGGTTGAGAGCCTGTCCAGTGCGGGTTCGAGTCCCGCCCACGGCACGACGCCATCGTAGCGCAATTGGTAGAGGCGCCAGACTCAGGATCTGGTTAGTGCGGGTTCGAGTCCCGCCGATGGCACGACTAGCCGGGGATGCCCCGGCACTCCCAGCACCACCCGCACCGGTGCTCCGGGCAGCAGTGCAGCTCGCGTCGCGGGTCGACGACGTTGCAGCGCAGCTCGCGCCGCGCCTCGACGCTCGCGCGGTAGGAGGCGCGTTCGTCGTAGCGAGCGGCCGCCTCGCGGACGATCTGCCCGATGGTCGGCGGCACGTACTCGATCCACTCGGGCGAGGCGATGGCCGGCTCCGTCTGCTTGTAGAGGGAGCACCAGGTGTAGCCACCGGTGTTGATGCGGCGGACGTGGGGCTGTGCGTACGGACGGTGAGCGGCCCGGACCAGGCCACAGGCGTCGCAACCGCGTCGCGGGTCGGTGGCCGGCGCGTTGTGCGGGTTCGTGACCGCGTAATCGTGGTCAGGTGCCACGGAGCCCTCCGCCAGTCTCGCTGTTGCACCCTGCGCACGCGGGGCGGATGTTGCCGCGGACGTAGCGCCCGCCCTTGCAGCCGGGCACGATGCGGTCGACGGTGACGGTCTGCTCGGTGAGCAGTGTCCCGCAGCGGTAGCAGCGGCAGACCGGCACGCCGCCACCGAGAAAGACGGTGCTGTTGACGTTCGGGTCAACACAGAGGTCGACGTTCGCGCGCCACGCCGTGACCAGCCAGCGCCGCCGCGCCGCGCGGTCGCGCGAATTGCCGCGGGCGTTGCTGTTGCTCGTGCCACGCGTAGCGGGTTGCGACTGGCCGGTCATCGGAAGATGCAGGTGGTCGGTTCGACCACGGCCCAGTCGTTGGAGGTGGCGTCGAGGACGATGGGGAACAGCAGCTCCAGGAGCAGGACGTCCCCGATGACGTAGCGGGTCTGGACGGTCGCGTGCACGTAGCATGTGCCGATGACGCTGTCGCCAACGCGCGCCGTGATGGCGTGGTCGTGACGCCCCTCGACGTAGAGGCGGTGGTGGTCGGCGCGGCCGACCGGAACGTCGTCAACGGTGAACTCCGCCGACATAGGCACTGGCACGGTGATGGGCACGTCGGTGGCGTCGTTGAACATGCGGCCGCAGGCCGGCAGAGCACCGGCAGCGATGAGGACGAGAGCGAGCAGGGCGGTCTTCACGGGAACTCCTTCATGAACTTTTCGACGCGGTCCATTGCGGCCGCGGTCTTGTGTTTCCACTCGAAAGCGAGACGCGAGTCGGTGATGCGCGCCAGGTCGCCGGCCAGCGTCGCCGGGAAGGCCGCGAGCGACCACCCGGCCAGGGTCTTGAGGAGCTTGTCGCGCCGCTCGTGGAACTCGGCGTGCGGGTCGGACAGACCCATCTCGGAGGCGTAGTGACCCACGGCTAGTCGTCTCCGTAGGGGTCCCAGCCGACGACCGCGGCGTCCGCGGCCTGCTCGGCGTAGTGCGTCTCTTCGACCTTCGCGTTGAGGCGTGACTTCCACTCCTGCTGAGCGACCGCCCACTGCAACGGGGTGAGCGCCAGGTCGCCGACCTTGATGTTGAGCACCGCACCGCGGTGGCCGCTGCCCTCCTCGCGGAGGTGCTCGTGCTGCATGGCGCGTTCGTAGCGCTCGAAGCACTGCGCGCGCGTGAGACCGTCGATGAGGTCGGGCTTGGGCGCCTTGTAGCCGCACGACACCGGCGCGGTCAGCGGCGCCTTGACGTCGGCCTCCGGGTAGTCGGTGAACAGCGCGTCGAGGAACAGCCAGCAGTAGCCGGTGCCGAACGGGCCGTCGGTCGGGCCCTGGGTGAGCGAGTCCTTCGCGGTCGCCGGGTGGACCTCGTTGATGAACGCCTGGAGTGGGATCCAGCGCGCACGCGAGCGGCACACGCCGCGCGGCACAGTCAGCGAGTCGACGACGCACGCGATGTGGCCCTCGTACTCGGTCACGTGCAGGACCTTGACCGGGCAGATGTCGTCGAGGCGGACCCAGGTCAGCGGGCCGTTCTCTTCACCTATCCCCTTGGGTAGATCTTCGCCGGTGTCGCCGTCGAGGAAGGAGTACGGGCGGACCAAGAGGTTGTCGCTGCGCCCACTGAACAGGAACGAGTGCTCGACGTTGGCGGACACGTCCTTGGTGTTGACGATCGCGAACAGCCGGCCGTCGCGTTCGCGGCGGCCGATACACTTGACGGGAATCATGGTGGTCTCCTGGGGTGGGAGGAAGCAGCGGCAGTTCGGGGTGGGTGGCAGCATGGCGCGTAGCTCGCGGCGCCACTCCCTGCGAGCGGCGATCCAGTCGGCCGGGGACATCAGGTCCCCTTGAGCCACCACGGCGTGACGCGCACAAACCTCGTCACGGTGTGCGCATCGTCGCCGCTGGTGACAAGACCAATTAGGTCACCGCCCATGTCGTAGACGGGCGAGCCGGAGTCCCCCTTGTACGTGGGGGCGTCGACATACGGGCCGTGGAGGTCGCCGCAGGCGCGACCGCGCCGGGTCAGCACGCACGCTCGGTCGCCGATGCGGGCGAGCCTGGGCGGCGCCACACCGAGGCCGAAGCGATCGGCGTCGCCGATCAGCTCCAGGCGGGCGAGGTCGGTACCGTCGCCGAACATCTGCGCGTCGATGGTGACCTCGACCAGCCACTGCTTGCCGTTGGGCAGCGTGATGACGGCGGTCGGGATGTCCGGGCAGCGCACGGCGTGCGCGACCGTGAGCACGTGGCGCTCCGAGACAACCACGCCCGTGGCGACGCGGTGAGGGTACCACTCGATGTCTGAATCGAACTGGTGCGGGTCATCCGGCTCGCCGGTCTTGAACGGGGCCTCGGTCACGCAGTCGACGTCGACGCGGACGATGGTGCCGTCCTGCGCGCCCGCCGCGCGCGGCGCGGGGTCCACGTGATGGAGGGGGAACAGGGAGCAGCCAGCCAGGCAGAGCAGGAGGAGGTGCAGCTTGCGGAGCATGCCCAAGGGACGCCGCGTGGCGGCAATTTTGTTCCGCGAAAAAAGAAAAAACCCCGCCAAATCGGCGGGGTCTTTAGAGAATAGACGGATGAAAATTGAGCCAGGACTTTTGTACTTGCGCTCTATCCGCTGAGCTACGAGGCCCTTGCGATCCCCGGAGGGAGTTGAACCCTCGACCTCAAGTTCCGATGGTGATCCTGATTCGACGACCCGCCAAAAAGTTGGTGGACAAAATGTGGCCTGGGGTGCCCTTTCGGGCGGTCATTTAGCAAATGGTAACCCAGAATCCGTCCGGCCCACCGTGTACAGATACTACGCGCCAGGCGGGCGCGCTATTCCTCGTCCTCGTTCTTTTCGACCGGCGCCGCCTCACCACGGACGAAATCCGAGATGATCGCAGGGAGTGCGGCGTCGAAGCCGACGACGTCCATCATGCCGGAGTCGCCGGGGTCGGCGATGGTTTGCGCGGTCGCGACCATGCCAACGACAACCGAGCGCGCGTCGACGCCCGAACGCCGGCGGTAGTCCTGGAGCGCGATGTGCGGATGGCGCGCGCCGCGGAAGGTCTCGTTGTCCGTGTAGACGACGAAGCCGGCCGGCTTGGCGCCCGTCTGGATGGCCCACTCGAACGGCAGCGAGCAGTCCGTCGCGCCGTACGGGATGCGGCCCATGACGTGGCACGCCTCGGCGAGGCGCATCGACTTGTTGATCGGCACCTCGACGAAGTGGTGCGAGAACCCCATCAGGTGGTAGTTCGGCTCCGCGTGCGCCGTGACGAGCGCCATCGCCGCCGCGGCCTCGCGGCAGCTGAGCAGGCCGTTCGCGGTGCTGTGCGAGGTCATCGAGCCCGACACGTCGAGCGCGAGCAGCATCGGCTTGCCGACCGGCACGACGTTGCCGAACGAGCCGTAGAACGCGGCATCGAGCGCGTCGTTGACGACCTGCACTGGCGTCCAGGACAGCTCGCCCTTGAGGCCGTGGCCGCGCCCGTACATCTTCGCCGCGATGAGCACGGCCATCGGGTGGACGCGCGAGCGGCGCAACGCCTCGCCATCGGCGAGACGGGCAGCGACGTACATCGACGCGTCCGACAGCGGCGCGATGAGGCCGACCGCGGTCATCTTGGCGAGGTTGCGGATCAGTGCGGTCGGCGGCATGCCGTACTTGCCGGCGCGCAGCAGCGCGTCCCACACCTCGACGTTGTTGAGGTGCTGCGTCGGGATGGCCTCGCGCGGCAGACCGTAGTCGCGGATGAGTGAGATGAGGCGCTTGACGTCGCACGTCTTGGCCTCCTCGAACGCCTGAATCGTCGCCGGCAGGACGAGCCCGTCGGCGTAGCTCGTGCGCGCCCACCGGTAGATCGCGCCGTGGTCGGGCGTCGCCGGATGCGGGTGCGCGAGCTTGATGAGATCGCGCGCGGCCCAGCCGTCGCGCTGCTGGTACTTCACCAGCTGGTACGCGAGGTCGGAGGCCGACTTCTCGTTGAACCACTTCGCGACCGCGCGGCGCATGCCGCGGCCCCAGCCGTGTCCCATCGACTCGACGAACGCGACGAAGTGGTAGAGGTGCGTGCCGGTGCGGCAGACCTTGGGCAGCGCCTCGTAGGCGAGCTGGCGCGTGTTCTCGTGGTGGTGCCGCGCCTCGGGGTCCTCGACGCCGACGTTGGCGGCGATGGCGAGCGCGAAGATGGCGGGGTTGTTCTTGGGCGCGCGGCCCGACTCCGAAATCTCGACGATGCGGCGGACCAGGCGCGCGCCGTCCGCGAGCGCGAGGCGCAACACGACGAGCGCGTTCTCGCGCGAGAGCTTGCGCTCGTCGACGTAGAACGTGCCGCCCTCGCTGCCGAGGATCAGGAAGCGGTCCAGGCGGGACCAGTCGTCGACGACGAAGCTGAATCCTCCTGCGTGGTTGGGTGCCTGGCTGGGGTGCGCCTGCTCGGTCTGCGGGACGGGTCCCAGGGCGTTCTTCAAGTGCTCGATCGACATTCGGCCCTCCTCGCGAGTCTGTGATTGTCCAGGAGACGCGCGGTGCGCGCGAAAAATTCCGCGTGATTGTGTCGCCTCCGCCCGGCCGGAACCGCCAGGAATACGTAAATTTACTAATTGACGATGTCCTTTCAGCCATGTAGCTATGGGCCACGCGCTTGCAGTGCGTTAACCTCGAAGGAGAGAGTCATGGTGAACATCAACGCGAATACGAGTTTGGAAGGTGTCGAGGCTACCATCACCACGCTCCAGGAGCAGATCGACGAGTTGAAGTCTCGTCTCCGCCTGGCGCGTGGAACGGACGACCTCACCAAAGCCGCGGCCGATGCCGCACGCAACGCAGCCGCGGTCACGCCGCTGCCTCGGCCGCTGACGCTGGAGGAACAGATCGAGGCGCACCTGCGCCGACAGATCATGACCACCACGCAGCTCTCCAAGGCGCTCGGCGTGCCGACGGACCAGGTGCTCACCTCCATCAAGAGGATGCGCTCGAAGGTCCACAACCTCGGCACGACCGACTGCGCGCGCTGGTCCTGGCGCATCGGCAGCGACGCCTCGCCGGCCGAGCTGCGCGCGCTGGTCGAGCGCCTCATCTCGTTCATGCCGCTGGAGTTTCGCGAGATCGTCACGGCCACCGGCGCTCGCGACGGCCTGGTGCAGGGTCACCTGGTGGAGCTGCGGAAGGTGAAGAACGTCGTCGACCTCGGCGCCGGTTCGTCGTCGAAGGCGCGGTGGTTCCTCATGCCCGAGAACGCTCGGGACGCCAGGCTGCCTCGTCGCGGCAAGACGGAATAGCTTGACGACCTCGCGCGTAGAAGGTATCAACCAGTCATGATGACCAGGGCATCCACCGAAACGTTCGCGAAGCGCGCCAGCGCTGCGACGGTGTGGTGCGTCCGCGGTCACGAGTACCAGGGCACCATCAACCCGTCGGATGACGCGGAGGCCCTCGATAGCTGACCAGGCGTAATAGCCGAAAGCCGTCGAGGGCGCCCCGGGAAACCGCGGCGCCCTTTTCGTTTTCGGGAGCGCAGACCGGCGTGGCTCCGGGCCTGGCCGTAACCCAGGCTGCCTTCGGGCACAGGATGGTTCGATTCCGTCCGCTCCCACCACCCCCCTCTCACCCAGGGGACTGACAACTGAATAGCTGACGACGACGAGGTCGGGCCCGCGTGGGCTCGGCCATTCACTCGGGGATCGTTCAATGGTAGGACGTCGGTTTCTGGAACCGGCTATCCAGGTTCGAGTCCTGGCCCCCGATCCATGTCCCTCGCGTATGGCTGGTGCGTACGCCTGGTTGAAGCCCAGGAGGCTGAGGTTCGATTCCTCGGGGGGACACGAGAGGGGAGGCGTGGGTCCGAATCCCACCGTCCGGCCTGGTGCCGGGCGAAGTGCTGCGGTGGCACGCCCCCGTTTTTGGGCCGCTAGCTCCAATGCAGAGCAACGGGTTCTTACCCCGCTGGTTCTGGGTTCAAGTCCCAGGCGACCCACCACGCGTTCGTCGAGTCCGCAGCTCTCAGGTAGAGCACGCGCCTTTTAAGCGAGGAGGTGCAGGTTCGACTCCTGCCGGACTCACCATAAGCCGACAGCGGCACCTGGTTGCCGGGCGCGCGATGACGATCGGCGCGCGAACGATGAAGCGCGGACCCAAGTCCGTCAGCCGAGTTGAACCAGGAGATCTTTCTGCGGCTGTGCCCAGGGTGGGCAGCGAGAGTGCCACTCTTGCCTCGGTGGGTTCGATCCCCATCGGCCGCTCCATTGTAGCCGAGGGTTCGATTCCCTCCCAAGGGAGCTGCGCAAGCAGCGCGACCGGGGCGTTAGGGTACGGGGCTACAGCTTGCGGGTGTCGCGCTCAAGGTGAGCCAGCGGTCTTCCACACCGCCCAGGCGGGTCCGATTCCCGTCGCCCGCTCCACGCCGATGTAGCTCCGAGGTGGAGCAGTGGTCCCGTAAACCACCGGGCTGGGTTCGACTCCCAGCGTCGGCTCCAGTGCCCTCCAGGCGTCCGTGGGAACGCGCCGCACTTGTAATGCGGATGTGGCCGGTTCGACTCCGGCGAAGGGCTCCGATGTATCCCTCGTATCTCTGGTGAGTACGGCGGCCTGTTAAGCCGAGAGAGCTGGGTTCGATTCCCAGGGGATACGCCAACGGCCCATGAGTCAGCTGGTGTGGACGGCAGCCTCTCAAGCTGTCGAGCCGGGATCGTAACCCGGATGGGTCACCAAATTTTTGCCTCCGCAGCTCGACTGGATCGAGCACACGGCTACGGACCGTGGGGTTGCAGGTTCGACTCCTGCCGGAGGCGCCATGGGATGCAGCGCGCGGGCCGCGCCGCCGGTCTCCAAAGCCGTGCAGAGAGGGTTCGATTCCCTCGCATCTCGCCATCGCAGCGACCCAGGGCGCCGGAGCGGCCCATAACCGCCACCGCGTAGGGGTTCGAGTCCCCCCGCTGCGACCACGCGGGCTTGAGGTGGCGCCGCCGACGAGGTCTAGAACGACTCGGTGGGCGTTCGCCGGTGCGAATCCGGCGACCCGCTCCAATTCACAGAGGGATAGCCTACTGGGCAGGCGCTTGTTTCGGGAACAAGATCAGGCGGGTTCGATTCCCGTTCCCTCTACCACGCGGGGCAGCTCACCTGGCGGTGGGATCACTCCTACAAAATGACCGCGCAGAGTCCGATTCTCTGGCCCCGCACCATCCATGAACGCAGGCCCGCACAACTCCCCCGGACGCACGAGCGTCGCGAAAGTGGAGGCCATGCCGGGAAGGGCGCTGTGTTCACATCCGTTGCTAGCTCAAAGCAGAGCGTCCGCTCGATAAGCGGAGGGTTGCAGGTGCGAGTCCTGCGCGACGGACCATGCGGGGAAGCGGAGCAGGTGCATGCCGCGGGGGGCTCATAACCCCCATTAGCCGGGTTCGAGTCCCGTGTCCCGCTACCAACGCGAGCGACCCGCGCCCAGGTCGTGGCTAGCGCTCGCGCCGAGCGCCGACAACAGACGTCATGGTGCCTATAGCTGTAGTGGTCGCACGGCGGATTGTGTCTCCGCAAGGGCGGGTTCGATTCCCGCTAGGTACCCCACACACGTGCTAATCCAGGAGGAGAGTCATGCAGGCCGAGAGCTTCGCGACGAACGAGCAGACCCTAGTCCTCGACCCTGGCATGCGCCCGGTCGAGGTCGTGCACTGGACGCGCGCCGTCGCGCTCTGGTTCCAGGACAAGGCGGAGGTCATCGCCGAGTACGATGGCTTCGCGCGCTCGTCCTCGCTGGTGATCAAGATCCCGGCTGTGGTTCGCCTCCTGCATGCGTTCAAGCGCGACCGGAAGCCGGTCAAGTTCTCGCGCGTGAACATTTACGCCCGCGACGGCTACCGCTGCCAGTATTGCGGCGGCAAGTTCACGATGGGTGAGCTGACCTACGACCACGTTGTCCCCCGCTCGCGTGGGGGAAAGACGAGCTGGGAGAACATCGTGTCCGCGTGTCACGCATGCAACCGCCGCAAGGCGTGCCGCACGCCGGAGCAGGCGGGAATGAAGCTCCGCAAGGTGCCCGTGCAGCCGCAGGCCGTGCCGGTGCTCGTGATCCCGCTGTCGAGGAAGACCGTCCCCGACGCGTGGCGCGACTACCTGTACTGGACCGGCGAACTGGACCGGGACTGATCGAAAAGCCGTAGCGCGTCCGCAAAGCGCGTGAAGGCACGGCGCACGAGGGGCAACCCGACCGCAGAAGCGGAGCCGCAACGGCCCTCCAGTGGGCCTCGTGTTTTGGTCCTGATTTCACCGGGTGGTGATGCGCCGCTGTCTACGGCGTCGAGGAGGGGTTCGAGTCCCCCCAGGACCGCGAATGGGCGCGTAGCTCAACGGGTGAGCGCTCCGCTGGCTGCGGAGAGGTTGCGGGTTCGAGTCCCGCCGTGTCCACGAAACGGGGCCGTCATTCTAACGGGAAGATTCCTGGTCCGCACCCAGGCGATGTCGGTTCGATTCCGACCGGTTCCACCACGCCGATGCAGCTCCTCTGGCGGAGCACTCGCCCGGTACGCGAGAGGGTCGGGTTCGAGTCCCGACGTCGGCTCCAGTTTCGATCGGGGTTCGTCTAATCGGTAGGACGGCGGACTTTGGATCCGCCTATGAGGGTCCGAGTCCCTCGCCCCGAACCACGCGCCGGTGGTCGAATGGAAAGGCACGGAGCTGCAACCTCCGCACATCGCGAGTTCGATTCTCGCCCGGCGCTCAAAGTAGTCCGTGATCAAATTCCCAATGGTGGTTCGGACACAAGAAGCGAATGTTCGAGCGCGCGTTCACCTCGACGAGTGGTGTGCTGTCGGGGAACGTGCTCAGCGCGACAACGTGACAGACCTCGACGTGCTTTGAGTAACCGCAGACCTCACATGATGCGCGCAGTCGCTCTGTGCGGTGCGTGGTGCGCGCTCGTTCTCGCACGTACGCGTGAAGCCAGGACGGATGACGGCCACGAAGGGACAAGAGGCGTCGCACGTCTCCGATTGTGATCACCCGGATGCTGTCGAGGCGGCGCTCTCGGCAATCAGAGCAGAACTCGGAACGATACTTGTTCTTCGCGATCTGCCAGGTCGCGCCACAGTTCTTGCAGCTTCGGATATGGGGCTGCCGCATCTCGAAAGTCTTACGCCGCGAGATGCACCCGAACTTCCTTGTTCCCGTCGCCTCGCAGGATGAGGTACCGCACTCCTAATGCGGATAGTGCAGGTTCGAGTCCTGCCGGGGACACCACGGTTCCGTGACAGGATGTCGACCCGACGATCCGAACGTCGGCGGCCGGGTTCGAGTCCCGGCGGAATCACCAACGGCCGCGCGGCAAACTGCTGGTGTGGTAGCCGGCTTTTCACCCCGGTGCTTCGGGTTCGATTCCCGCCGCGGTCACCATCGTCGTCAGCTTGGCGTCGGAGAGGGCAACAGGTGCCCTACCGGTCTCGAAAACCGGGTGCCCCGAAAGGGGCCGGGTTCAACCCCTAACGGCGCCGCCATGGAAGGACAGCCGGTGCAGGTGCCCGGAGCCGTTTGCTAAACGGATGTGCCCGCAAGGGTCGGGTTCGAGTCCCCGTTCTTCCGCTACTTCTTCGGTGGGTGGTCCGTCGTCGCCGGCAGCGCCGCCCAGCGTGACAACGCGATCTCTTCGGGCGTGACGGCGCCGGCAGCCATCGCCAGTGCGTCGGCGCGCGCGAGGTCGAGGCGCGCCTGCGCCAGCTCGCCGGCCTTCGCGCTCGTCTCCCATGTGCCGCCAAGGGGGCGGTCCCACTCGGGTAGTGGGATCGCGATGCAGTAGAAGTGGCCGCGCACCGGCACGTTGATCAGCAGGCGCGTCCCGCCGAAGTGCACGCGCACATCGATGGCGGCCTCGCTCGCGGTGTCCTTGTCGAACTGCTCGCCCACGAGCTTGTGCGCCAGCTCCATCGCCAGCCGGTCGTAGTCGATGGACGGCGCGCGGCTCGCGACGGCGCGTTCGACGCAGCGGCCGATGCGGCGCAGCTTCTCCTGCGGCGTCTCGACGAACACGTCGACGGCGATGCCGGCGGGCCGGCAGGGCTCGATGGCTGCACGCACGCGGCGCTCCCAGCGCCAGTCGACGTTGTCGTCACCCTCGGTGATGACGATGCGGACGTCGCCGGGCTGCGGCTCCTTGACCTCGACCTCGCGCACACCGGGGACCATCTTCGCCATCACGGCGAGCTGGGTGCGCGTGCAGTTGCGGTAGAACAGCGCCAGGTCTTCGTGGTCGTTGTGGTAGCCGTTCGGTGTCTTGCCGAGCAGGATGAACTCGGGGATGCCGTAGATGCCGGCAATCTTCCGGGTGAAGTCGTTCATCAACTCAGGAAGCCCCGCGAGAGGCGACGAGCCCCAGAGGCCGAGCCGGTCCAGAAGCTGCGGTACCGTCGGTCCGTGGTCGACCGTGAGCAACGCGGCGTCGCGCGCGCTCGCGTGGACGTTGATGGCGATCTTCACCTCGGCGTCCGGCGGCACGTCGTGGTCACAGTCGACCCGCAGGACCGTCTTGCCCTCGGCGTCGATGAACAGCATGTGACGGACGGCGGCCGACTCGGCGGCCCGGAACTTGACGACGTCCACGATGCCGTCCCAGGGCACACGCCGCGCGTCGCGGCCGTCTCGCGTGCGCAGGACGATGGCGACCACGCGCCGGCGGAGCTGGCACGGGCGGCACGCGCAGTTCACGACGTGACCGGGCTCACCCCGGTGACGCGGGGGGACCGCGCCGTCGCAGCCGAGCGCGCACTGGACGTACGCGCCGATGACGGGGATGCCGGGGTGGCCGCAGGGGGCGTTCACGCGGAGGTGACGCGCCGAGCGGCCGCGGGAATTCCTGCCAGAGCAGTTGCTCCATCAGGGCCCGCGCGCGCTTGCTCGGGGCCTTCGTCAGGAAGCCGCGCGCGACCCCATTCTCGTACGGGGGCGGCTTGCGGAACTGTGCGGCGGTCGGGTCGAGCACGTGCGGCGCGATGCCGTCGGACCCGCTGTCGAGCACGAGGTACCAGTGGACGTCGCCCTCGTGTCGGACGGTGTGCGGCGTGTAGCCGGCGGCCTTGCCACCGAGCAGGTGGTAGAGCGCCTCGCAGGTGACGTAGCAGTTGCCGCGGCGCCTCATCGGTCGCGGCTCCGGTCGCGCGGGAACGGGAAGACGTGCCCGGTCTCGGTGTCGTACTGGTATGAGCAGCAGCGCATACAGTCGCGCACGGTAAGCCACGTGCCGGTGCCGTGCCACGCGCCCCACCGGTGGCCGAAGAGTCGGCAGATCAGGCGCCTCACCGGGGCCTCGCGGGAAGTCGGCGGGCCTCCGGGTCGGCCGCGCGCACGCGCGCCCAGAGCGACTGGGTCAGCGGGTGATCGGGGCCGAGGTCGGCGACGGCGACGTGGTACTCCCACCACGCTCGCTTCTTCTCGGTCGGGTTGGTCATGGCTTGGGTCCTCCTTTCTTCTCGACGACGTGCGGACGCACAAGATCCGGATCGGTCAGCCAGCAGCCCTCGCGGTCGAGGTGCACGCGCGCCGCTCGGCGCACCGGCAGAGGCATCTGGGTGTTCGTGCAGAACACCGACATCTCGCGCGGGTTGTACTTTGCGCGCGAGGCGCCGCGTTCGGCGAACCACTCGGACGTGGCCGGCTCCAGGTACCCGCGAACCCACGCGTGGACGTTCTTGCGGCCGGTCATGAGCACGCGCTGACGCCCGGCCTCGCGCACGACGAACGTCGCCTCGCGGAGCTTGACGAATTCGGCGTGGGCGACGACCTTTCCATCCTGGCGGACGGAGTACACGACCTTGCCGCGCGCCACGGATTTGCCGACGTTGCGGTAGACCTCGACCGGGCGGGTCGGGTCAACGGTGCGGTTACGAAATGGTGTCATGGCCTGTAGGTCCCATCTACGGCCGCTTCGGCCGTGGCGCGCGTCCAGCCCAGAGATCGGATAATCGGCACACGCGCGCTGCTACCGCATGACCGTTCGGTCTCGCCACGGTCTACGCGCACGAAATGCCAACGGTTGCATAGATGGCATCGCGGACGAGGGTCGTAGCCAATCGCGGCGCGAAACGGCGGCGTGTCGACCACGAGCACGTCACAACACGCGGCCTTGACGGCGCCGAGGTCGATGTCGCGCGCCACAGCCTCGTCGATGAGCTGCACGAGCGAGAACTTGTGGACGAGGCGCCACGGGTTGGTCTCCAGGCCGCCGAGCGTGTTGGCGACGTTGAGAGCGCCGAGCACTGGACTGCACCGCAGCTCGATGGCGTGGACGAGGTCCTCGTCTGACACGGGCCTGGTACGGGCGGGATCGGTGAGAGTCATCATTCGTAGTACGCCTCCACGGTGACTGTTCCGCCGCGGACCTTCTCGGCTCCGCCGCGGGTCTTGTAGACACGGGCGGACCGCCGGGTGCCGGGGCCAACGTAGTCCTCGTGCTCGAACTGCCCGTTGGTGCAGTAGATGTACTTCGCGTTGTTCGTGGAGCGAGCGATGTAGCCTTTGAGAATCATGGTGTCCTCCTGCCTCTACCGTGGCCACGCAGGGGACCCTCGTCAAGGGCTAATCAGACTTACGCTTCGCCTTCTTTTGCGCCGCGTCGTAGCGGGCCAGGGCGTCCGCGACGGCCTGCCGGCTGACGTTGTACTTGCGGGCGATGTCGGCGGGGGACTTGCCTCCGGCGCGGAGCCTGGCGTACGTCGCGCCGCGCAGCTTGCCGACGTCGGCCTTGGGGTGTCCGCGCCGGCGTCCGTGCGGGGCGGCGTCGACGTCGTCCGCGCTGAGCATCATGCGCGTGCGCGCGCCCTCGCCCTCGTAGGCGACGACGAACAGCTCGCCGCGCTTGATCATGCCCCACACGGTCGTCTTGGCGACGCCGAGCTTCTTGGCCGCGGTCGCGACGTCGATAGTCTTGGTGGCCGGCATCAGTCGACCCTCCAGCCCTCGGCTTCGAGCGCAGCGATGTCCGCGATGGGCGCGTCCTTGAGCTTGGTAGCGACGTCGGATGGGCAGCAGACGTTGGCGTCAGCGACGAAGAATAGACCGTCGGCGCAGTCAACGAGCACGCCGAGCCTCGGGAAGTGACCAGGCTCGACGTCGCGCGAGTTCTTGATGGGAAGCATCGGCCAGCGCGGCCAGTCGGACGTATTCTGGACGCACCAGGCGAGAGATGGGATGGTCGGGCGGTTCATGGGGTCTCCTTGAACAGGTCGGTGTAGTACGCGACGTCCTCGTCGGTGACGCTGGCGATGCCGCCCTCCTCGTCGACGCGGGCGATGAAGAAGTCACCGCGGATGCGCCACTCCCCGGGCTCGCCTGGGCGCGCGAGGCGGCCGCCGTCCTCGTCGAACGCGTCAGCGTAGATGACGGTGAAGCCCTCGGGCGGCTCGGGCACCGGCGGCGCAGCGATGATGCGGTTCATCGGCAAGCCGAGCAGGAGCCCCTCCTCGTTGCACCAGAGGTCGGTGCCGCGGCCGTCGAAGCCGCCGACGCACTCGACCAGGCCGCCGACGATCTTCTGCATTGCGGCGAGGTGGCCGTCGCGGTCGGGGTCGACCGGCAGCTCCTCGACGGTCGGGGGCTGGGCGATGCCGGTCTCCTTGTCGACGCGGCAGACGATGACGCGGACGGGCTCGCTCACTGGGCACCTCGCAGTTCGAGTTCCTTGCGGAGCGCCTCGGGCCGCGGCACGGGGCCGTGCACGATGGTCGCGCGGTCGATGCCGGCGGTCACGTCGAGCACGAGCCAGTTGCGCTGCTGCCCCCAGCGGCCGCCGGGGTTGCCGTCCTTGTCGGACGGCCAGATGGTGTAGATGCGCTTCGCCGGCGTGATGGTGTATGGCTCGCCGCGGTCAACGTCGGCGATGGCCTTGGCGTCGACGCTGCGTGCCGCCTCGACGACCTCGGCCCGTGAGAAGCGGCGGAGGCGCCCGGCGGCGTCGTTGCGTTTGAGTTGCGGTTTCACGATGCCTCCGAAGGTAGCTCCGCCGCGGGCGCTTCGCAAGGGGTAATCGTAGTGGTCGGCCCCTCGGGCACGGCGCCGGCCTCGGGACCGAGCCAGCGGCGCACGACCTCGGTGCACGCCTTGTGGTACTCGAACCGGTCCCCGGTGCAGACGGGCCGCTCGCCGGTGACTTCCTCGACAGCATCGGCGAAGCACGCACGCCAGGCGGGGCCGTGGCCGCGGTCGTCGGCGGTCGCGACGTGGGCGATCTCGTGGAGGATGGTCGCGAGGGCGTCGGCGTAGTCGGTGCCGGCCGTGACGACGAAGCGGCGCTGGCGGTACCACGCGTGGCCAGTCGACCACGTCTGGCGCTTGTACTTCGTCGTGACCTCTTCGTAGTACACGTCGCCGAGCACCTGGCCGGGCTTGGGCTTCTCCTCGACGCGCTGGAGCGTCTTGCGCACGCGCTGCCCGGCGAGCCGGATCTGGAACTGCACCGGACGTAGCCGGATGCCGCGGTCGGTGAACCACGAGCTGTTCAGGCCGTCCTTGAACGCGTCGAGCTTGAGCCACTCGCGGCACTTCGCTTCGAGCCGACCGCGCTCGGTCTGCTCGTGCGCCGTCGCCTTCGCGGCCGCGCGGTCCTTCGCCTTGATCTCGGCGGCTTTGCGCTCGGCCTCGCGGCGCTCGCGTTCGGCAGCCGCGCTCGGGCACACGCGTTCGACGAGCTTGCCGGTCTTGCCTGAGCACGTCAGGCAATAGCGGAGCGCGTTGTCGCGTCGCATGCGCGCGGGCGCGCGCTTGCCGTCATCGCACAGGGGACAGCGCCAGATCTTCACTCCGCCCTCGCCTTCTCCGCCGCGACGCGAGCCTTCGCGGCGATGCGTTCGAGTACCGGGACGTCGTTGGCCTCGCCGAACTTCTGTGCGACCGCGATGAGGGACTCGGCCTCCTCGGCGAGGCGGCTTGCGAGGTACGCGAACCACTCGGCATCCGTCTCGCAGTAGCGCGGGCGGATGCTGCCACGGCGGAGCGCGCCGGTGGACGCGATGGCGTAGAGCATGCTGCTCTGGCCGCCGTGCCACTGCTCGGCGACGGTCAGTTCGTCGGCGTCAAACTCGATAACGTATGGGTCGGTCATTGTCAGGCCCTCCTTGAGATGCGCGGATAGGCGAGCGCGTAGACGCGATCGTGTTCGGCGACCCCGCCGCGCCGCCACGCGAGCACGAGACACTCGATCTTGGACAGATTCAGACGCCCCCACGACTTGTCCATCGCATTCTCGCGACGACAGTCGCGAACGCAGGCGCGGATGTTGCCGATGAGCTGGTTGAACTGGTGAACCGGATGCCCGTACAGCTGCCAGTTCTCGAACGCCTTTTTGTGGTCGACGGGCGGGCGGCGCGCCTGGAGGTCGAGCACGTCGGCTTCGAGCAGCCCGGCGCGGACGGCGAGCGATAGGTGCTCGCGACCGGATTCGGTGATGAGATTGGGGTTTGGATTCATCGCTCCTCCACGACTGTTACGACGCGCGGGCAGTGCCCGCTCTGACAGAGCTTGCGATAGACGGTGTCGAGTTTCGTCGTACAGGACAAGAACAGCTGCGCCCCCGCCAGGCTCCACGCCGTCAGCACGCGGCCGCCCTTGCCGTGCCGAACGAAGTATCGGTCGCCTACCTTGATGGCGAGGCAGCGGTCGTTTGTCAAGTCCATCATGTAGCCTCTTTGAGCCTCTTGAGGACAATCTCACGCCAGCCGTGGAGGATCTCGTCGCGGACGTCGGAGTCAACGCCGTCGAACAGGCTGCGGCAGTCGGTGTCGCGCTCGATGTCGCCGACGATGTCAGTGGCGACGCGCGCGACCTTGCCGGCGACGAGTGCGTGGCGCACGTCCCATTCCGGGTCGAGCGTTGCGATGAGCGCCGAGACGTCGGCCCACAGGGCCTTCGCCGCGGTCGTCATCTCGCCGTGCTCGCACGCCGCGCGCAGCCGCGCCATCGAGCGCCGCGCCTCGTAGAATGCTTCCTGTTGTTCGTGGCTCATCTTCATGGTCAGCCCGCCTCCGGGGGCACGGGGATCGCTTCGCCGTCCTTGATGCCGAGCGCCTTGCGCCACGCGCGGACGGTGCGGCGGACGGCGGACACCTCGGTCTTGTCCTGGTCGGGCGCCCACGCGGTCGGGCACGACTCCAGGTAGTAGAGCGCGCCGAGCGCGTGCTTGCGATCGATCTCGGTCACGACCTTGTAGTGCGCGACGCCGCGGTTGTCAGTGCGGACGTAGATGCGGTCGAGGTGATCGATGGCGCCCTGGTGGGCATCCATGCCGGCGGCGACGCACGCGAGGCCGCCGAGGCGGAGACGGATGGGGGTGCTCACGACGCCACCGCCTCACCAGCCGCCTCGGCCTTCGCCGCGTCCTTGAGCAGGTCGCGCTCCAGCTCCTCCCAGATCAGCTCGAACCGCTTGACCGTGCCGAGGCCGTCGTCGATGAGGCCGTCCAGCTCCTCGGTGGCCTTGGCGATCTTCGCCTTGACCTCCTTGACCATCGTCTCGCCGAGCAGGTGGCCGAACGCGAGCGCCTTCGCGCCGTGGTCCTTGAAGCGGCGGAGGTACGTGATGGCCGCCTTCTCGCCGACCTTGCCGCCGACGCACTTGCTGCCGTCCTTCGCCAGCTCACGGAGTGTGTCGTCGACCTCGGACGCGAGGCCCTTCGCGATGCCGCGGGCGAGCTGCTCGCTCGTCGCGATCGGGGTGGGCGGGTCCATCCAGTCGGTGCCCCACGCCGGCGCGAACGCCGCGATGATTTTCTCGGCCGCGCCGCGGGTCGCCACGGGGACGTACCAGCATCCGCCATACTTCACGCCACCGAGGTGGTCGCGGAGCACGCCGCCGAGCCAGGTCGTGACGTGACCGGCCTGGAGGACCTCGCGGCTGGTCAGGTCCGCGAACACCGCGGCAACCTTGGTCGCGATTTCGTCCGAGCCCGCGAACGTCAGCGTGCCCTCGTTCAGGGTGACGACCGTGACGATCGAGCCGGCACTCTCACCGGCATCTGTGCCGGCCGTGCTCGGGTCCGCAATGCGCCAGCGGGCGTCGTACGCCGCGCCGGCATCCTTGTGGGTCTTCTTCTCGCGAGTCGCGACAAACTTGAACTCGCGCGCCACCGCGTTGACCGCGTGGTTGGCCTGGGTCTCGGCGGACTTCGCCTTGGGTAGCCACGCGTCCGGGATCTCGGCGGTCGCCGCCAGCTCACGGATCTTCGCGAGGGTGAGCGACTTCTCGCCGTTCCAGTGGGTGAGGATGCCGTTGCCCTCGGCGACGGCGCCAGCGACCACGTTGCCGTGCGTCAGCCGCACGCGGCTGGTGTCGTCATCGGCAATGATCTTGAGGCCATCGGGGGTGCCGTTCGCCTGGCGGGCCTTCGCCGCCTTGATCGCCGCGGAGTGCGCCTTGATGGCTGCGACGGCCGCATCGGTGTCGCCATCGTGGAGCTGCACGCCCGCGCCGACCGGCAGGGCCGAGCCGACGATGAGGTTGACGGGAAGCTGGTTGACCGCCTCGCGGGTGTAACCGTAGCTGCTCACCAGGATGTTCTTGTACTGCTCGGCCGTCTCGGCCTTCACACCGTTCGCGAGCGCCTGGACGTAGCCCTCGGCGCTGTTGAACCCGACGTAGCGCCGGGCGCCCTCGTTCAGGCTGCCACTCGACACCGCGCCAGCGTTGGCCGCGGAGTCCGCGAGCACGCCAGCGAAGTCCTGCGCCGGCTGGGCCGAGGTCGGGACGACCGCGCGGTCCTCGTAGCAGGCGCGGCAGACGCCCTCGTCGTTGACGGCGCCCTCGGCGCCGCAGTCGATGCACTTGGGGTGCTTGACGTCGTCGCACAGGTCGAGCTGCGGGGCGGTGTCGTACGGGACCGGCGCGACTGCGGCCTTGGCCGCCGGGCGGTCCAGGTCGAGTTCGAGCAGGTCAGCGAAACCGGGTTCAGAAGTGGTGTCGGTGGTGTCAGCCATTTGCGTGCCCTCCATGCCTTCAACCTGCGTACGCAGGGGATTTCGTCAAGGTGTAATCAGAGCATCTCGATGGCAGCGTACCGGGCCGCCTGCTCACGCCCGAGGAGGTCCTCGGCCCGGCCCTCGATGACCTGGCGGACGGCCTTGATGGCCGCGTCGCCCTGCTTCGTGCCGGCGACGGCGTAGCCCAGCCAGTCCTCCGCGGTGACGCTGGAGTGGTCCTCGCCGGGGCACATGGTGTACATCTCGACCTTGCCGGAGGTCGGCAGGTCCTCGCGCCAGAAGCGGCGGAGGCGGTGCGGGATGCCCATGATGACGGTGTCGACGACCGTCATGGTCGCCTTGCAGCCGTACTGGGCCGAGAGATCGATGTGCTTGTTCATGGACTCCAACCTACGCACGCAGGGGGGTCGTGTCAAGGGCTATTACAACTAGCTGATTCCCTTAGTGCAAATAGCCCTTGACGAGGAACCCTAGCATCCTTATGATGTTGGGCATGAGGAACTGGATCGTCGAGGTCAAGGACAACGCGGGCCGCTGGTACCAGACCGGCGCCAGCCGCTACACGCAGGAGGACGCGCGCGAGTACGCGCGCTACTGCCGCCTGCGGATGGTCGGCCGGGTCACGGGTGCCATCCCGGGCTACGGGGTCGCCGAAGACGTCCGGGCAAAGGAGGTCACATGCTGATTCACGGAATTTTCGCCATGGGTTGCGTATTCTTTTCCGGCGTCGCGGCGCTCGTGGTGGCCGGCTGGGGGACCTTCCGTTCCCCGAAGGAGGATGCATGAACAAGACGATGAAGGAACTCGCCAGGGAGGCGCTCGCCGTCCAGGACGCGTGCAACCTCTCGGGCGTCGCGCACGGGTTCGCCCGCGCGCTCGGCGAGCTGCGCACGCTGCTGCCGAACGCCGGCACGGACGCCATCAACCGCCACCCCGTGGCCCTGCTGTGGGCCGACAAGATCGCGCACCTGACTGGCACGCAGGACCTCGGCAACAGCGAGGTGATGAAGGCGTACAGCTGGGCGCACGACGAGGTGAAGAAGTGCTGACCGGCGAGAACATCACGGATCGGCAGATCCGCGAGCTGCGGATGGCGGCTGTCAGGGCCGACGACTGGCAACTCGTCAGCACCTGCACGGCGGCGCTCAAGGTCATGTCGAAGTCGGACCAGCGGTGGCTGCTGGAGCCGTACCGCACGCCGGCGCTCAAGGTCGACGCGCTCGCCAAGGAGGCGCGTGCCAAGTGCGCTGACGTCTACAACGGGCTCGCCAAAGCCGTCGCGGGGGTCAAGTGAGACCCGCGCTCCACCCCGTCACCTCGCCGAACTCGCCGGGCTCCGGCGGGCTGTGGCGCTCGCGCTTCGAGCGTGACGCGCGCCGCGTTGGCGAGGAGCACCCCGCGTCGCAGGCAGCGCTCGGGCGCTGGCATGGGCACACCCAGGCCGTCGTCCCGGCGTTCAACGCGACCGGGCCGGCTGCGGTTGCGTGGTTCCGCGTCACCGGTGCTCGCGCTGGGTACATGAACCGCCACGAGCGTCGCGCTCGCCGCCGGCTGGCACAATCCAAAAAGAACTTGACAGATCTCGACCAGGGAATCACCCTGGCTGCGTAGGAAGGAACCCACCCATGACCAAGACCCAGACCACGCGCGTCGCTGACGCGTCCCCCGCCCCGAAGGGCGGCGTGACCATCTTCTCTGCGAAGGACGCGGCCGCGGCCGCGCGTCCGTTCATGCGGCTCGACGAGCAGGAGACTCTCGTCGTGCTGCACCTCGACGTGCACAACAAGGTGATCGGGGATCCGCGCATCGCGGCCATCGGCACCATGACGAGCGTCGAGTGTCACCCACGCGACGTGTTCCGTGCCGCCATCGCGACCAACGCGGCCGCTGTCGTCGTGCTCCACAACCACCCGGTCGGCGACCCGACGCCGAGCGACGCGGACATCGGCGTCACCCAGCGGCTCCTCGCCGCGGGCATCGCGCTCGGTATTCCGGTCCTCGACCATGTAGTCGTGACGGCCGACAACCACGTGTCGATCCGCGAGCAGGGCGGTGGCGGTGTGGCCTACGAGCGCGTGCCGGAGGTGACGCTGTGAAGCCCAACCAGGAAGTTCAGACCGTCGCCACGAGCGCGACAGCGTCGGCGTCGTTCGGCATCTCGCGCGCGGACGAGGCCCACATCATGGGCATCCTGCGCAGCACCCTCTACTCCGACAAGATCCTCGCGGTCCTGCGCGAGTACGGCGCGAACGCGTGGGACGCCCACCGCTCCGTCGGCCGCGGCGATGTCCCCATCGAGGTGACGTTGCCGACGTACGACGCGCCCGTCCTGCGCATCCGCGACCGCGGCCCCGGCCTGTCGCGCAACGAGGTGTTCACCGTCTACACCCAGTACGGCGCGAGTAGCAAGCGCGACGACGACAACGCGGTCGGCATGCTCGGTATCGGCTCCAAGTCGGGCTTCTCGTACGCGAGCAGCTTCACGATCACGAGCTGGCACGCCGGCACCAAAGCGATCTACGTCGCGGCGCTCGACCCGAGCAACCGCGGCCTCATCAACCTCATCCACGAGCAGTGCCTGTGCTGCGAACGCCCCGTCGGCACGAAGAAGGACGAGGCCGACGAGACGGTCTACTGCGAGTGCACCGCGCGGCTCGCGCCCGAGACCGGCATCGAGATCCAGATCGTCGTGAAGCCGGCCGACGTCGACAAGTTCGAGGAGCGCGCCGAGCGGCTGTACGTCCACTTCGAGCCGCGTCCGACCATCAACATCCAGCTCCCTCCGCCCCCCGAGGGCGGGCTCACGAACGAGCATGGAACCATCCGTCCAGGTGGCCACGGTGACTGGGTTGCGGTGATGGGCTGCGTGCCGTACCGCATCCGCCTGGGCGAGCTGGACCTGTGCGCCGAGCACCAGTGCCTGCACAACCTGTCCGGCATCATCCGGTTCGGCATCGGCGACGTGCAGATCGCCGCCTCGCGCGAGGACCTCGACTACACCGACGCGACGCGCGCCGCCATCACGGCGAAGTTCACGGAGCTGGTCGACGCGTTCGTCACGCAGTCGGTCGCCGAGCTGGAGGCGATGAGCCTGTGGGACCGGCGCCTCCGCGCGCAGGTGCTCAGCAACCTTGGTATCACCCTGCCGGCCGAGTACGGCGAAATCGCCAAGGGCTGGGTGAAGTTGTTCGAGCCGAGCGACGACGGCGTGCCGTTCCGCATGTGGCACGTCAGCGAGCAGACCAGCCAGATCCAGGTCGAACCGGACACGCGCATCTACATCGACGACACCGGCAAGCTCCTCAAGGGCTACGCCCGCTCGATGGAGCGGCACTACTACGTGGTGCGCGCCAAGACGCGCGGCATGTCGTACGACGACCTCAAGGCCGTCGTCGACGAGCACATCAACGCGTGCCTCGTCACCGGCATCCCCATCCATCGGCTCTCCGAGCTGCACTGGGACTCGACCGCCAGCTCGCGTGGCGGCCGCTCGTGGGGTGCCGACAAGAGCAAGCACAAGGCGTCGATGTTCGTCCTCGACCCCGAGGCGCAGTTCAAGCACCCGTTCTCCAACGCGTGGTCGACGGTGACGCGTGTCCCCGAGGACACCGACGTGTTCGTCATCCTGGAGAACTTCAAACCCAACGGGGTCGACTCGTTCTTCCTGGAGTACCGCGACGACCGCGTGCTCGCCGAGGCGTTCGGCGTCGAGATGCCGCAGGTCTACGGGTACAAGTCGACGACGAAGAAGACCGTCCGCCCGTCTGACTGCAAGGGGCTCACGTACGACGCGTGGCGCAAGCAGTTCATCAAGGACCTCGGCACGCCCGAGCGCCTCGCCGAGATCTCCGAGATGTGGTGGGGGCACGTGCTCCGCTACACGGCCGACAGGTACGACCGCAAGTTTCTGCGCGAGCAGCTCGGCCGCGACCACGCCGTCGTCCGCCTCGTCTCTCGGTGCGCACACGCCGACAGCATGAAGAACCGGGACGCGCTGCTCGCGCTCGCGACTCGGCTTGGCATCGCGAAGGACACGTCGGCCGCGCACGCGGCACTCGAAGAGATCCTCAACCGCTACCCGCTGCTCCGGTGCAGCGACTACGGCGTCCGGTCGCTGTGGTTGAACTACACCCGGAACCACCGCAACGAGTGGTGCAAGTACGTACGCCTCGTTGACGAAAGCCTAAATCGTACCCAGACTGTCGACACCAAGAAAGGAACCGCCACCGATGCAGCCGATTCCGTACAGCCTGTCTAACGACGTCCTGACCGTCACGGTCGAGGGCTCACCCAAGTTCGTCCGCAAGGGTGCCTCCGAGTTCGAGGCCCTGCGCGCCGCGCTCATCGCCGAGGACTGGGACACCGCGCACTCCTTGCTCAAGCCGGGAGGGGGCGTCGCGCACTACCTCGCGGCCCACAACACCGTCGCCGGTATCGCGCAGTTCCAGCTGCGCGACGGCCAGCTCTACTTCAACGACGAGCGGGTCCACCCCAACGTCGCTTCGCGCATCGACCGCATGGCGGCCTCTGGCGAGGACCCGACGCCGGTGATCCGCTTCTACGAGCGTCTCCAGCAGAACCCGAGCAAGCGGTCCGTCGACCAGCTGTTCGACTTCCTCCAGCACCTCGGCCTGCCGTTCGAGGCGGACGGCACGTTCCTCGCGTACAAGGGCGTCAACGACGACCTGTCCGACAAGTACACCGGCCGCATCTTCAACACGCCGGGTGCGGTCATCAAGATCAACCGCAACCTCGTGTCGGACGACCCGCGCACGCCCTGCCACGAGGGACTCCACGTCGGCGCCCACGCGTACGCGAGCACGTTCGCCTCGACCACCATCGCGGTGCGCGTCGACCCCAAGAACGTCGTCTGCGTGCCGTACGACTCTAGCAGCCAGAAGATGCGCGTCTGCGAGTACGAGGTCATCGGCCTCCACTCGGGTGAGCTGATGCCGAACAACACGATCCCGGCCGCGGACGTGCCGGCGAAGTCCACCGCAGCGAACCTCGCGCCGTGCGCGAATTGCGGTATCCAGACGCACGCGGTGGAGAACTTCTGCCACGGCTGCAAGCAGGTCGTGTGCAACGACTGCGACCAGGACCACGACCGCGCGATGGGCCCGCACGAGCTGAGCGACCACCTGACCCTCGACTCGCCGGCGGCCGACAGCCGCAAGGGCGAGATCGACCCGGAGTACGAGAACGTCGCGGAGACGGTCGACGCCGTCACCGTCGCGAACGAGCCGGCGGTCGAGGCGTTCACCGGCGAGCAGCTCGACCAGGCCGTCACCGAGCACGCGCACGAGGCCGAACAGGCCAAGAAGTTTCGTCAGTTCAAGAAGTTGACGACGCGCCAGCTCCTGGAGCAGACGCTGACCGACCTCCGCGAGTACGCCCTCAAGCTCAAGATCGTCGGCTCGGGGCACATCAAGGGCGGCAAGACGGCCCTGGTGCCCCACATCGTCAAGGCACGCAGCCTGGCGAACCGCAAGCGCCTCAAGGTGCGCGGCAAGAAGGCCCGGAAGTAGTCTGAAAATCCCTTGACGTCCGTCAGCCCAGGCCCTACAACGTGGAACATGAGCACCGACAAAACGACCGAGACGACTCCCCAGGAGCCGGCCCAGGCCGCCCCGGCGCCCAAGCAGTGGGGCCGGTTCCACGCCTGGCTGGATGCGCTGCACGCGCACGCCGCGAAAAAGGCGGAACAACGGCCGGGTCCCGACACGTCTTCCGAGGCGTGAACGACTTCGACGACGAGGAGCCCACCACGGAGGTGGTGGACATACCGATGGCCGAGCTGGTCACCCAGCCGGTCCCCGCCAGGACCTACACCCGCGAGCGCCGTGAGACTCGGCGCTACGGTTCGCCCGGGCGGATGGTCCTCTCCGTCGGCGGTGGCTCGTGACCGCCGAGATGCAGGTCGCCAACGCGGTAGCGACCGCCAGGCTCCGCGCGGCGGCCGAACTGATCGCGCTCGGGTGTCCGGCCGACATGATCTGCTGGTACACCCCGCGCACGCAGGGGGGTAACTGCGGGCTATTGGTCGGCGGGTTCCTCGTCTGGGAAGCCCACGTCGAGTGGGACCGGTCAGGCGAGGTCCCGGTCGCGACCATCGCGACCTGGTGGTGCGGTGGCACTTGGGCCGAGACCGGCACCGCGCGCGACTGGCTGCCGGACGCCGAGGTCCAGGCGCACTGGGCCAAGAACGGGGACCCACGAGTTCCCTGGATGGGCCCGAACCTGTGACCCACGCCGAGCTGTCCGCCGCGGTCGAGGCCGCCGTCGATGCCGTCGACTTCACCCCGCCCGTGTCCGCCGCGTACTGCCAGGCGGTGTATGACGAGCTGGGTCGCCGCGTGCCTGGTGCCATCCGCGACGTTTGCCATAGGTATCGCGAGGTTTACGTCGAGGTCCGCGTCGGGCAGGTCGTCGTTCGCCTGGTTCTGCCCTGCTCCTGACCTGGTACGCAGGTTGCAGAGGGACCCGTAGGCTGGCACAGTGGGTGCATGGCCGACGAGAAGTCCGGGCGCACGAAGCGAGGCACGTTTGCACCTGGCACCTCCGGCAACCCCAGCGGCAGGGCGAAGCCCCGAACCGACGCCGCGCCGGTTACCAGGCTGGACGGCTGGCAGAACTTCTTCTCCGGCCATGGTGTCTACGGCCGCGACAAGCGCCAGGGGACGAGCTTCAAGGCCGCCACCCTGACGTTCGACCAGCTCGCCGAGCTGTGGCGCGGCGACGACCTCGCGGCACGCGCCGTCGAGACGCTGCCGAAAGAGTCTCTCCGCGAGGGTTACGATCTGTCGATCCCCGAGGCGGCGCTGGGTGGCGAGGACGAGGCCGAGCGCATCGCCGAGATCGTCGACGCCCTGTCGACACTGGGGGCGGACGAGACGATCCGTACCGGCCTCTGCTACGAGCGTGGCCTAGGTGGTGGCGCCGTCCTCATCGGCGCGAACGACGGCCAGGACGACCTGACCAAGCCGCTGCGCCTCGAATCCATCCGTTCGCTCGACTGGCTGACCCCGCTCGAACCGCGCGAGATCATGCCGGTGTACGGCTACGCCGACCCGCGCGCCCCGAAGTACGGCCAGCCCGAGATCTACCGCATCACGAGCCGCACCATCCTGCCACCGCAGGATGGCAAGTACGGCAACCAGGTGATGGACATCCACGAGTCGCGGCTCCTGGTGTTCCCCGGCATCCGCGTCAGCCGCTACCAGTACATGGCCTCCCAGGGCGGTTGGGGTGACTCGGTGCTCATCCGCATGTGGCGCGTGCTCCGCGACTTCAACCTCGCGTGGGGCTCCGCCGGCGCGCTCGTCACCGAGTTCGCCTCGGCGACGTACAAGATGAAGGACCTGTGGACGGCGCTGTCGACGAAGGGCGGCGCGCAGGCGTTCGCCGAACGCCTCCAGGCGATGGACCTGGCACGGTCGACCATCAACGCGACTGTCATCGACGGCGACGACGACTTCAAGCGCGAGCAGACGCCGATCTCCGGCCTGCCCGACCTCATGGACAAGTTCTCGACGCGCCTCGCGGCGGCCGCGGACATGCCGCTCACGCTCCTGTTCGGCACGAGCCCGGCGGGCCTCAACGCCACCGGCGAGTCTGACATTCGCTTCTTCTACGACCGCGTCGCCGCGTTCCAGCGCGACAAGGTGCTGCCGCAGCTCAAGACGCTGATCCGGATTCTGTTCCGCACACTCGGCTCAAAGGTGGAGCCCGAGAAGTGGGACGTCGAGTTCCGTCCACTGTGGCAGGAGAGCGCCAAGGACAAGGCCGCCGCGATGCTCACGCAGGCGCAGGCCGACCACATCTGGGTCACCGACGGCATGCTGTCGGCCGAGGAGGTGGCGGACGCACACTGGGGCACCGGCAAGTGGGTCCCCGACCTCCGCGTCGACTTCGAGGCGCGCGAGCGCCAGGAGGCTGCGGCCGCCGCGCCGGTCACGCAAGCTGACTTCGCGGCGATGGGTCGCGGCCCCAACGGCCAGCCGCTCCAGCCAATGCCGGGCCAGCGCCAACTCCAGCCGGGCCCCGCGCAGTTCGGTCGCCCGCAGCCGCAGCCTGGCTTCGGACAGCCGGTGCAGCGCCAGCTCCAGCCCGGCCCGGCGATGCCAGGTCAGAAGCCGGTCCCTGGCCAGCAGTCACCCGGTCAGGCGCCAGGCGCGGCCGCCGCTCAGGGTGCCGCCCCCGGCGCAGCTCCGGGCGCGAAGGCGTCGAAGCTCGGCGCCAGCGGCTACCGCTACGCACCGGACGTCACCCAGCGTGGCCAGGGGGCCGACGACGACATCGACCGCAAGCCGCGCTCGATGGTGCTGTCGAACGACGCCGACGACCGTCCGCAGCTCAGCGTGGTGCGCGAGGACGTGATCGAGCATGCGTCCGACGGATGGCACGTCTACTCCGAGACCGAGCCGCGCAAGCATCTCGGCGGCCCGTACCAGACGAAGGAAGGCGCGATTGAACGACTGCGCCAGGTCGAGGGCCACGCCCGTGACGACAGCTTCAACCCGGACCAGCCACGCGCCGAGAATGGCGAGTGGGGCGAGGGCGGCGCCGGTGGCGCGCACCCGAGCGCACCGACGTCCGGCGAGCACGCCGCAGCGCAGGGCACCTCGTTCGAGCAGGCCGTCCACGCGGTCTCAGCCGGCGAGAAGCACGGCATGACCGCCGAGCACTTCAAGGCGCTCGTCGAGAGGAAGAAGGCGGAGTCCGACGCGCACAAGAACGCGGTCCAGGCGTTCGCCGCCAAGCTCACGCCGATCGAGACGCAGGTCTCCAATGGCTACGGCGTGTTCGGAGAGGTCGTCAACGGTGCACTCCGCGCCGGTCGCCCGCCCAGCTCGGCCGACGAGAAGGCCGCGATCGGTGCGCTCGATAGTGCCATCAGGAAGTCGAAGGCGCCGGCCGACATGATCGTGTACCGCGGCATCCACAGTGACCGGGACCCGATGGCCAAGCTCAAGCCCGGTGTCGTCATCCGCGACAAGGGTTACGTGTCGACGACAGGTTCCCGAGACATTGCGGCCGAGTTCGCGCACCGGGAACACACCGGCAAGCTCGATCCGTCGTCCACGAGCGTCATCGTGAGGATCAAGGTTCCCAAGGGCCACCCAGCCGCGCCGATTCCGTCGACGTACCGGTTCGAGCACGAGTACCTCCTGCCTCGCGGCAGCAAGTTCAAGATCACCTCGGTCGCGAAAGAGGGCGGGGACACCGTCGTCGAAGCGGAGGCCCTGTGAGCAATAAGCGTTTCACCTGGACCGACGGCGACTTCGAGGTCGTCGAGTCGGGCGACCGCACCGACGACTTCAACCCCGACGAGCCTCGCGCGGCGGATGGGAAATGGGGCGAGGGCGGCGCCGGCGCCGCACAGAAGACTCCGGCCGCCGGCAAGGCCGGTCCGAAGGGTGAGGCTAAGGAGGCCGCGGAGTCCAAGGACAAGCCGAAGGCCGAAGACAAGCCGGCCGCGGAGGTGAAGGCGACCACCGCGCACACCGGCGCGTCGTTCGAGGACTGGCACAAGGTCAACCCGAACGGCAACGGTGAGGTGTTCTCGGACGCGCGCAAGGCGCTCGCGACCGAGACCGTCGGCCAGAACGCGTGGTTCAACTTCTCGAAGGCGAACGAGGGCAAGCCGGTCAGCCAGCGCAGCTTCGCCGATCAGAAGGCGTTCCTGCTCGACCCCAAGCTGTACCAGCCGCTCATCGACCGTGCGACGAAGCACGACGCCGCGGACGACGAGGACACGGACCTCTACTTCACGTGCCCGTGCCACCGCCGAGCGGCGGCCGCCCGCGCTGACTACGATGAGAGCGAGCCGCGCGACGAGAACGGCAAGTGGAGTGGTGGCGGTGGCGGCAGCGCGGCCGCCCCCCACGCACACGGGGGCGAGCACGGCGCACCGCACGGCGGCGCCAAGGAGCTGGCTGAGAAGGCGAACGCCGGCGGCGGCTTCACCTACGACCCGCACCACGGCAAGTACCCGACGGAAGGCTACGCGGTCTCGATCCACCCGGGCCACGAAGAGGTCATCCGCTCGAAGGAGCTTTCGCCGGAGGCCGTGAAGGGTTACCTTGACCGGCACGGAGACTACATCCAGAAGCACCCCGGTGCTCACGTCGGCGGTTGGTATGACGCCGAGGCGGGCAAATGGTACCTGGACGTCAGCCACATCACGCACGACCCACACGAGGCGGAATCCCTCGCGAAGCAGCACAACCAGGAAGCGTACTACGACCTCGGCAAGCACGAGACCGTCTACGTCAAGTCTGGAAAGGAACGACGACTCGATGAGCGACAAGCCCAAGACACCGCCCGCCGGCGCACGAAAGATCTTCTTCGACCCCGCCAAGATGTCCCCCGAGGAGATCGCGGAGGCGATGAAGAAGCACGAGGAGCAGGAGCACGCGCGCCGGGGAATCCCCCGGAAGCCCGAGTAGACTACTCCCCCGACGAGCCGCGCGCGGCCGATGGGAAGTGGGGCGATGGCGGTGGCGGTGGCCGCGCGGCCGCGTCGTCGCACGTCGAGCACGCCAAGACCTCGTCGGTCCGCTCGCGCGAGCACGCCGGGAAGGCCGAGACGGAGGCCGACCGCGCGAAGGCGTCGAAGGGCAAGGCGCAGGCCAAGCACGTCGAGGCGGCGCACGACCACGCCCGCGAGGCCGAGCGTCACGCCCGCGAGGCGAGCGCCGCGGCTGACCGCGCGAAGGAGGCCGGCGGCGAGGACTCGCCGTCCGCCAAGGAGGCGTCCAAGCACGCCGTCGAGGCGACCTCCAACGCGAAGGCAGCCCGCACGCAGGCGTCCGGTGCACAGAAGGCCGCGTCGTCTGGCGGGCAGGCCGGTGCCGCGCGCGCCGCCGCCGACAAGGCGACGAAGGTGGCGGAGAATCTCCACGCCGCCGCGGTTGAGCACCCGACGAAGGCCGGGCCGACCGCCGAGGAGGCGGACAAACACGCCAAGGCCGCACGCGACCACGCCCGCGCAGCCGCCGGCGCAAAGACGCCCGAGGACGCCGCACAGCACACGGCGAAAGCACACGAGCACGCCGCCGCGGCGGAAGAGGCGGCCGCCAAGCTGACCCGCGAGGCCGCGAAGCACGCGCAGCATGAAGGCCACGGCAAGCACGCCGAACACGGCGGCCATGGCAAGCACGAGCGCGCCGAGCACAACCACAAGCACGTCGCCGAGAGTTGGCAGGCCCTGCTCAAGATGCTCATGGGTGCCGGATGAGCTGCTGTCGCCTCGACCGCGGGGCGCTGCCGAAGCCGAAGCGGCCGCGTACCCTGCCCATCCAGGTCCCGCCGACAGCGATCGAGGCCCAGTACGCCAAGGCGCTCGTCCGGTACGTCATCGGCGCGATGCGCTGGGCGTACGCGCCGCTGCTGCGCGAGGCCCCCAAGCTCGTCAAGGCGCGCGCGGCCGCGCGGCACGACTCCGCCGACGAGTGCACTACGACGATGTTCGCCGGGCTACCGATCGTAATCGAGAACCCGGCCGGCTCGTTCCGGTACTGGGTCGACACGACCGGGCGCGCCGGCACGACGGTGATGCGGTACCCGTACGGCTACGTCCGCGGCGTGCGTGGCGCCGACGGTGACGAGGTCGACGTGTTTATCGGTCCAGACGAAGCGGCGCAGTGGGTGTACATCGTGCACCAGCGGTTCGCGCCGAAGTTCGTCGACTTCGACGAGGACAAGGTGATGCTCGGGTTCCCGAGCGCCGACGCCGCGCGCGCGGCGTACCTCGCGCACTACGACGACCCCCGCTACTTCGGGGGGATGACCCAGGTCCAGCGCGAGGCGTTCGAGCGCGCGGTCGCGGCCGCTCGCGGCGGCAAGATCACCCACGTCGACTCGCTGACGGCCGTCGCTCGCTACGACTCCCCGGAGTCGCGTCGGGTGCAGAAGCTCATCCGCGAGGCCGCACGCCGGCTCCGGCTCAAGCTCAACAAGCGCGAGATCGCGCGGCTGGCGAAAAAGTTCGCCGAGCAGACGAGCACGTACCAGCGCGTGCAGCTCCACCGCCAGGTCCACGCGGCCCTGGGCATCGCGGCGCCGCTCGCCGCCGAGTACACGCAGAGTCGCATCGCCGACTTCGTTCGCGAGAACGTCGCGCTCATCTCGCGGATTCCACAGGAGCACCACGGCGAAATCGAGACGATGGTCCACCGTGCGGTCACCAGCGGCCAGCTCACCGACGATCTCGCCGACGACCTGGAGGACGAGTTCGCGCTCTCCGAACGCCACGCGCGTTTCATCGCTCGTGATCAGATCGGCAAGCTCCAGGCCGACCTCAACCACGCGCGCCAGCGTGACCTCGGCGTCAAAAAGTTTGTGTGGCGGACGATGCGCGACGAGCGCGTCCGCGGCACGCCCGGCGGCCTGTACCCCAACGCGCAGCCCAGCCACTTCGACCTCGATGGCCAGGAGTTCTCCTACGACGACCCTCCGCAGCCACCTGGTGCCCAGGGGCCGCTTCTACCCGGGGATGACTACAACTGCCGCTGCTACGCCGAACCAGTTTTTGATGAGCTGGTGGAGGACCTGCGCGTGGCCGAAGTCGATCCGGACGAAGCGTCGATGGAAGCGGAATAGCTCCAGAACTTACGCGAGCATGGCGCGATCCGGAGGGGGTGCCATCCTGACAGGATGAAGTCGCCCCGCCAGTTCACCCCGGTCCGTCCACGCACCGGTGGGCTCACCCATGCGACGACCCTGGACGCCCCCAGGAAGACCGCCTGCAACCGCCCCTGCGACGGCTGGGTGGTAGTGTCCGGCCGGCTCCAGGGACGTCGGGTGGTGTCACCGGTGCTGACCTGCGAAGACTGCAAGGATGCCATCCTCGGCATCGGCGCCGAGGCCGGCGTGCACGCGGCATGCGGAAAGAGGAGGCGCTCGTGACCGCCGAGGCGTTCCTCCTGGGCATCGTCGTATTCGTCGCGGCCGCGCTGTACGACGCCATCTTCGCGGCGTACGTGCGGTTCGCCGCAGGCGGCCAGGCAACGAAGGCGGCGCTGACCTCCGTCATGACCTACGTCGTAGGCGCCGTGGGACTTTTGGCGCTCGTCAAAGTGTCGATCTGGTACAGCCTCCCTGAGGCCGCCGGGCTGTACACCGGCACGCTCGCTGGGGTATGGGCCGGAAGGGACAAGGATTGATGCTGCTCGGACTGCTCCTCGCTGCCGTCGTTGGATTCGAGGTCGCCAGGACTGGACCAGCATTCGAGGAGCGGCGACGCGCAAGACTGGAACGGCAGCTCGCCCCGGCAAAAGTCATGTACTTACCGAGCGCTGTAGGGCGCGGGCTCGGCCAAGCCGGCGGCCGGTGCACGTCTCCCACATGCGCCATCTGCCACGGCCGTTCCTGAACTGGCACGATTCTTGCGCTGAGCCCATCCCCCTGTCATCATGGGGGAGTAATGGCGACCCATCGCCGGCTCGACCTCGGAGAACTGCGGCCCATGACCCGCCGCGGGGACGGGACCGTCCGCGTCCAGGCGCACCTCACGCGCTGTGGCGTGTTTCCATACCTCCAGCCCGACGGCACCATTCGCCGCGAGCTGCGCCCCCGCGACGAGGTGATGGATCCGGAGTCCCTGGCGTCGTTCGCCGGCGTGCCTGTCACCAACGACCACCCGCCCGAGATGGTCGACTCGAAGAACGCCCGCAAGTACGCGGTCGGCTCGCTCCAGGGGACGCCGATTCCCGACGACGACCACGTCCGCGGCGATCTCTCCGTCTACGACGGCGAGACCATCGGCCAGATGGACAGCGGCTCGCGGCGCCAGGTTAGCCTGGGCTACACCTGTGACCTCGAAGAGACGCCAGGCGTCGATCCGGTCTACGGCCCCTACGATGCCATCCAGCGGAACATCCGCGGCAACCACGTCGCCCTGGTGACGACGGCCCGCGCCGGTGGCACGGCACGCGTCCGCCTCGACGCTGCGGAGCAGCTTGATGGCACGGTTCTTGCGCTCTGCACGAACTGTGCCAAGATGCATTTCATGGCGACCAACGCCGCGCACGCCGACGCAAGCGAGACCGACAAGCCGCAGGGTGGCAAGCCCGAGGCTGGTGACCCGGACACGGGTGACGAGGCTTCGCGCAACGCCGCCGGCGCGAACGACGCGCAGGCCGGCGATAAGGCCAAGAAGCCGCCGGCGACCGCCGACGACACCGACACGAAGGTCGAGCGCGACAGCGCCGACGACGACGAGGAAGACGACACCCCCACCGATGGCGGCGATGACGACGACACCTCGGACGACGACGACGATGAAGGCGACGACTCGGACGACGACACCGACGCCGGTGACGACGACGAGGAAGACCGCGACGATGACGGCGAGCAGCTGTCGGACGAGGACCGCCACAAGATGGCGACCAGCTCGTTCGCGGTGCCAGACCGAGAAGGTCTGCCCATCCACGACCCCGATCACACGCGGGCCGCGATGGCGCGCTTCAACCAGTACAAGTTCAAGTCGCCCGAAGAGAAGCACGCAGCGTTCAACCGGATCACCCGGCGCGCGTCGCACTTCGGCATCGACAGCAAGGGTTTCGAGGAGGCGCATCGCGACCGCCTCGACCGCGAGGACGACGAGATGAAGAAGATCGCCCAGCTCCAGACTAAGCTCGACGCGGCCGAGAAGAAGCTCGCAACGGCCGAAGGCCAGGTCGCCAGCCTCACCAAGGACCTCGAAGCCGCGAAGAAGACGACCGAGTCGGCCCGCAAGGACGCCGCCGATCGCTTCGACGCGATGGTCGCCGAGCGCGTCGCGCTCCTGACCGAGGCCGCCGCGACTGGCGCGAAGGTCGACGCGAAGATGTCGTCGATCGAGATCAAGCGCACCGTCGTCAAGCACGTCGACGGCGAGGACATCCCGGCCGAGAAGCCGGAGCCGTACGTCGACGCGTACTACGAGGGCGCTCTCAAGCGCGCTCGCAGGGACGCCGAGGACACGAAGAAGGGCGCAGACGCCCTCGCCGCCGCGCGCGCCACCGCCGCGGGTGCGACGCAGCCGGTCCCGCAGCCGGTCCCGCACAACGACGCCGACGACACCGATGAGCAGGCGGCCTACGCCCGCGCGAACGCCCGCAACGCCGAGGCGTGGACCCACTCGTGGGGCCGCACTCAGGAGAACAAGTAACATGCCCGTCCAGACCTCCGTCTCCGTCGCCCCCGCCATCGCCTTCGCCGGCCAGCTCGCCGACGACGCCGAGAACGATGCGATCACGCTCCTGAACGCCGAGGCGTCGGCCTCGATGCCGTTCGGCTCGATCGTCGCGTTCAAGACCGCAGCGCCCGTCAGCGAGAAGGACGCGATCCTGCCCGCCGCTTCAACCGCGAAGATCGCCGGCATCATCATCCACCGTCACAACTACGCCAAGGCGTTCCCGATGAACGGCGTGACGGTCGGTGAGCTGGATGACACCGGCCTCCTGGTCGGCATCCCGTTCAGCTGCCTCCGCAGCGGTCGCATCTTCGTCATCTGCGAGGACGGCTGCAACCCGGGCGACCCGCTGTTCGTTCGCTACGCCGGCGGCACGCTCGGCGCGGCGCGCTCGACGGACGCCGGCAGCTCGACGTGCACCGACCTCACGAACCGCGGCACCTGGCTCTCGAAGGCCAGCGCCGGCGGCATCGCGAAGCTCGAAGTCGACTTCCGCAACAAGTAACCCCCTCCTGAGGAGCTGAGCACGCCATGAGCGTCACACGCCGTGAGAACAAGACCCTCCAGGAGAGGGATCGGGTCGAGGCGACCATCGTCGCCGCGGTCGCCGCCACCTCCAGCATCGCGCTGGGCACGATGGACCGCGACTACGTCGTCGACTCGTTCGAGGTCGAAGCCCCCGGCGGCTACACCGCCGATGACGCCAACCGGTACACCATCACGCTCCAAGCGGGCGCGACGGTGCTGGCGACGCTCGACCTCACCACCGCAACCGGCAGCCTCGTGGACCTCGTGTTCAAGGCCGCCACGCTCGCCGCGACGCACTACGGCTCGGCCGGGGACACCCTCAAGGCCGTCCTCACCAAGAACGGCACGGCCGCCAACATCCCCGCCGGTACTCGCCTCGTGGCGAAGTGCCACCTGCTCTAAGAGAGGCCACGATCATGTCCTTCAACGTCACCGCCCGTTTCTCCCAGGAGCGTCTCGACAAGATGCTCGCCCAGTCGCGTGGGTATGACCCCCGCGCGCCGCGTGCTGCCCGCATCGACAGCCTGAGTGACAACCAGCGCCACCTGCTCGAAGGCATCTTCCACCGTGACGCCTCGGAGAGCATCTGGTTCGCGCGCCAGCTGGAGTACATCCGCCCCGGCCTGCTCGACGTCCTCTACCCGGCGCTCAACGGCCGGTCGCTCGTGCCGATCGAGTCGTCGATGGGTCCGGGTGCGTCGATGTGGACCTACCGCTCGTTCGACAAGGTCGGTAGCGCCGCCCTCGTCGACGACTACGCGATGGACCCGCCGCGCGCCGACGTGAAGGGCCGCGAGGACACGCAGGTCATCAAGCCGTACGGCGTCATGTACGGCTACAACTTCCAGGAGCTTCGCGCCGGCATGATGGCGCAGCTGCCCCTGGACACGCGCAAGGCGATGGCCGCGCGCTACGCCATGGAGAGGAAGATCGACGAGATCATCTTCTACGGCGACACGGCCGGCGGCCTCAAGGGCCTCCTGAACCAGGCGAACACGACCACGTTCAACGTGGCGAACGGCGCCAAGGGCACCACGTTCTGGAAGGACAAGAGCCCGGACGAGATCGTGCGTGACATGCACGACTTCGTGAACAACGTCGTGTCGACGAGCCTGGGCGTGTACCAGCCGACGACCCTGGTGCTGCCGCTCCGCGCGCATCAGATCGCGTCGACGACCCGCATGGGCGACGGCTCGAACGAGACGGTCCTCTCGTTCTTCCAGAAGACGAACCCGTACATCCAGGAGGTCATCGCCTCCTACCGCCTCAACTACTCGCAGCGCGCGAACTGGGGTGGCTCGTCGGGTCGCATGATGTGCTACGAGAAGTCGCCGGACCGGCTGGTCATGATCCTGCCGGTCGAGTTCGAGCAGCTCCCCCCGCAGCAGGAAGGCTACGAGTACAAGACGCTCTGCCACATGCGCACGGGCGGCGTCGTCTCGCTGCACCCGCAGGCGATCTCGTACGGCGACGGCATCACCAACAGCGACTAACGTCGCGTAGGGGCGCCTTCCAGGGACATCCCCCGTGGCCCCGCCACCTCCAGGTGCGCGGGGCCTTTCGCTTTTCTAGGAGCCAATCGTGTCCGACCTCATCCCCATGACCGCACTCGCCGACGAAGTCGCCGCAGGCGCCGGCTCCCTCCAGTTCGCCACCCTGGCGATGGACATCACCGGCTCGCGCGGGCAGCACCTGTACCGTTACTGCGCCAACGTCGCCACCTGGATTGCCCAAGGGGCCAACCCGACGGCCACCGCCGGTGCCGGTTCGATGTACGTGCCGGCAGGATCGCCGGTCCTCCTCGACGGCTTCGACGGCGCAAAGCTCGCGGTCATCGAAGACGGCTCGGCTGGTAAGGCCAACCTGGTGCCCGTTCTGAGGGTCTAGCCGTGGCCGCCATCACCTGGACCGACGTCACCAACGTGGCGCCCGAGCTGTCGACCATCGCGTCGACGGTGCAGACCGCACTGCTCCTGTTGGTCAACGACTACCTCGATCCGGACACGTGGGGTGGCGAGGACTCGCAGAAGCTCCTCAGCGGCCGCGCCTACCTCGCTGCGCACCTCGCGACGCTCGGCAAGCGCAAGGGCGTCAACGGCCAGCTCACCGCGGAGGCCGGAGGCGGACTCAGCCGTTCGTACGGGATGCTGACCAACCCGACGATGTACTCGATGACGACGTACGGCGAAATCTTCGCGATGCTCGCCAAGACGACCGTGGCGCGTGTCGGGTTCTCGCTCGCCGCTGGCGCGCAGGTCCCGAGCGACCCTGGCTGGGACGGCTAAGTGGCGCGCCAGGGCAAAGTCGACACCGCGGCCTGGGTCAAGCTCCGCGAGCGCCTGGGCCAGGTGAAGCACGCCGGTCGCGTCAAGATCGGTGTGCTCGCGTCCGCCGGCCCTGTGCCTGGCGAGTCGTTCACGATGGCCGAGCTGGCCGCCGTGCATGAGTTCGGCTCGCCCGCCGCGCACATCCCCGAGCGCTCGTTCCTCCGCCGCACGTTCGACCTGCGCCGCCGCGACATCCACAAGCTCGTCGAGAACGTCACCGAGCACTTCGTCGAGGGGACGTACGACATCGACAAGGCCCTGGGCATCCTCGGCGAGTGGATGGTCGCGGCTGTCCGCAACACCATCGTGTCACGCCAGGTCGTGCCGCGCCTCGAAGAGTCCGAGGCTGGGCGGCGCACCATCGCACGCAAGAAGTCGACGCTCACCCTCGTCGATACCGGGCGCCTCCTGTCCTCCATCGCCTGGGAGAAGGAAAACAAGTGAGCCTCCTCGACTCCCTCGCGGACTTCGTCACCGGGACGTACACGGTCACGCGCACTGTCACCGGCGGCTACGACGTGCACGGCAAGAATGTCGCCGGCAGCACGAGCACGCTGTCCGTCGACGCGTCGCTCCAGCCGCTGACCGGCCGCGACCTGATGGCGCTCCCCGAAGGTCAACGATCCCAGGAGACGCAGTGGTTCTACGCGGCCGTCCAGATGCACGGTCGCGAGCCCGGCTTCGAGCCCGACAAGGTCACCATCGACGGTGAGCCGTGGGTCATCACTTCCGTCGAGAAGTGGGTCGACGGCGACGACGTCTGGTACCGCTGCAAGGTCTCGCGGAGGGCTGCACCGTGAGCGGCCCAGGCATCGCATGGACGACGGTCGAGGATGCTCTCCACGACTGGATCACGTACGCCACCGGCCTCGCGAACGACCACGTCATCTGGTCCGGGCAGAACGCCGACCGGCCTTCGACGCCGTTTGTCGAGATGACGCTTGGCGTGGTCCAGCGCGTCGGCCTGGACGGCGTGCAGTTCGTCGACGCGCCGCTCGTGCTCGCGCCACTCGTGGCGACGCCGACGGTCGCGACGAGCACGTTCCTCTCCGTCGCCCACGGCCGCAACACCGGTGACGGTCCGGTCCGCCCGACCGCGGACGGCTACGGTCTGCTCGCCGACACCAACTACTGGTTCATCGTCATCGACGCCGACCACTTCCAGCTGGCGACGTCGTTCCAGCTCGCGATGGCGCTGACGGCGCTCGCGCTCTCCGCGGGATCGGGCAACGTGACGTTCGCCTCCACCGCGGACACCGTGGCCGCCGGCGCCGAGATGACTGCGAAGTCTTTCGGCATGCGGAGGGTGCGCGTCACGTTCCAGGCGTTCGCCACCGACGCCTTCGGGAACAACGCCGCCGGGCCGCTGCTCGACTCGGTGGTCACCGCTCTGCCGCGCCGCGCCAGCACCCTGCGTGCGGCGGGGGTTTGCGTGCTGGACTGCAACGCCGTCACCACGAGCGGCGGGGTCATTGATTCCAGCATCTTCGAGCCACGGGCGGTCCTGGAGATCGTCCTGTCGCTCGCCAGTGAAGTCGACGAACCGACCACGCGGATCGAACGCGCCCTGGTCACCCCCACCGTCGATGGGGTCGTCAAGCCGACCACCACGGTGGCCTGATGCAAAAACTGTGCCATAACAGCTAGGAGTCCCATGGCCACGCTGACCGACTACGTCCAGATCACGATTACCCGGGACACGGTGGGCATCACCGCGCCTGGCTATGGCACCCCGCTGGTCCTGGGGTACTCGGCCACCTGGGCTGATCGCATTCGCTTCTACGAGGACCTGCCGTCGATGGTAACGGACGGGTTCGCCACCGACTCGCCCGAGTACCTGGCGGTCCAGGCGATGCTCTCGCAGAACCCCAGGCCAGTCCAGGTCGCGGTCGGCAAGGGCCTCCTCAAGCCGACGCAGGTCTACGTGGTCGGCGTGAACTCGGTCGCGAACACGACGAACTACGTCGTGACCGTGGCAGGCCACGGCGTGACCACCACGACGCTGACGTACACGTCGGACAGCTCGGCCACCAACGACGAGATCGTCGCCGGTCTGGTGACGGCGCTCAACGGTGTCGTTGGCAAGAACTACACGGCGGTGGCAACCGGTTCGGCAGGCTCACAGGTCGTGACCATCACCGCCTCCTCGGCAGGTGAGTGGTTCTCGATCGCCATCGACGACCCGGCGTTCCTGTCGAACAAGCAGACCCAGGCGGACCCCGGCATCGCCACCGACCTCGCGGCCATCCTCAACGCGAACCCAGGCTTCTACGGCGTCTACACGACGTTCAACAGCCAGGCGATCGTCGCGGCGACGGCGGCGTGGGTCGAAGCGAACACGCGCATCTACGTACCGGACGTCCCCGAGACGCTCGCGGTCACGACGACCGGAGGCTCCGGCGGTTCGGCGGACACGCTCGACGCGCTCCACACGTCGAACTACGCGCGCACGCTCGGCGCCTACCACCCCAGCCCGGTGAACATGCTCGGCGCGGCGTGGCTCGGCAAGATGCTTCCGCTCGACCCCGGCTCGGCGACGTGGAAGTTCAAGACGCTCGGCGGCGTTGCGTTCACCAAGTACACGACGACTCAGCGCAACAACCTGCTGAGCCGCCAGGCGAATGGCTACGAGAACGTCGCCGGTCTGTCGGTGACCTTCGAGGGCACCTCGGCTGACGGTGAGTACCTCGACGCCATCGTCGGCGACGACTGGGTCACGACGGACATGCAGGTCCGCATCCTGACCGTGATGGCGGCCGCGAACAAGACGGAGTTCGAGGACACCGGCATCGCGCGCGTCGAGGCGGCTGTCCGCGCGACGCTCAAGGAAGCTGTGCGCCGCAAGATCTACGCGGCGAGCCCGCGCCCGCAGGTCACCGTCCCACTGGCCGCGAACGTCTCGACGGCTGACAAGTCCACCCGGACCCTGCCCGACATCAAGTGGACCGCGACCCGTAGCGGCGCGATCCACAAGACGAAGGTCCAGGGGACCGTGTCCCTCTAGTGAGGTAGCCCCGCCATGGCCGTCAACCAGTACGACCCGCTCGCCATTCTCGCCAACTTCGGCGAGGTGCAGTTCATTCAGCTCGCGGAGGGCACCTTCCTGGAGGCCCAGCGCGACGAGGACTCCTTCACGAAGAAGGTCGGCGCCACCGGCGACGTGGTCCGCATCAAGAACCGCAACCGCTCGGGAACCGTCAAGGTGACGTTCCTCCAGACGTCGCCGACGAACGCCCAGCTGTCGTCGTACCACAAGAAGGGCGAGCTGATTCCGCTCACGACCGCCGACGTCCAGCCGCTCCAGGTCAAGGACCTGCTCGGCAACGTCCTCATCCACGCGACGAACGCCTGGATCAAGAAGGTCACCAACGTCACCTACGGCAAGGACCTCCAGGGCCGCGAGTGGACGTTCGACTGCGAAGTCCTCGACTTCGACTACGCGGGCGACGACCTGGAGTAATCCATGCAACGTACAGAAGATCGCACCTTCACCGACGAGCAGGGCTCGCTGGACGTCAAGACGACCCAGCTCCCTGCCATGCGCGCGTTCCGCCTTCTCAACCGCCTGGCGAAGCTCGTCGGCGGCTCGCTCGGCGCGCTGCGGGGCGTCGGCTTCAAGGCCGACGTCAAGCACCTGGCGCCCATCCTGGCCGAGCTGTTCGACCGGCTCGACCCGGAGGAGACCGACGCGCTCGCGCTCCAAATCCTCGGCGGCACACTCGTGGTCGCGAACGGCAAGGCCGTCTCGCTCCACAATGCCGACGCCATCGACGGCGTGTTCGGCGGCCGCCTGATGACGATGCTCAAGGTGCTGGCCTTCGCGCTGGAGGTCAACTACAAGGATTTTTTTCACGAGCTGCTCAAGGTCGCGGGCGACGTCAAGCCGCCGGCGATCCCGGAGCCACCGAGCCCCTAGACCTCCCCGAGGAGGTCGCCGAGGCGTTCCCCTGCTACCGCCTATGGCTGGCACAGCGGACGACCTTGACCGAGCTGGAGCACCTCTCAATCGACGACGTCGACCTGGCGTTCAAGGCGCTGGAGGAGTGGGAGGACGCCGAGCGGCGACTCCACCGGCGCCTCAACCCTCCTAGGAGCTGAGCCATGGACGTCGCAGAACTCGTCGCATACCTCGGCCTCGCCATTGACGAGGAGGCGTGGAACCGTGGCCAGGAGCTGATCGAGAAGGCGCGCCACGGTGTCGAGGGCCTGAGCGAGGCGTCGAAGAAGCACCACAAGGAGGCCGACGAGGAGAAGTCGAAGTTCGGCGAGCTGAATGAGGTCCTGGAGAAGGGCCTCGAAACGCTGATCGGCTACGAGGGCGTCAAGTCGTTTGGTGAACTACTCGAACACACGTCGAGGATGGTGTTCGAGGCCGGCAAGATGGCCCAGCGCATCGGCATGAGCGTCGAGTCCCTCCAAGCTCTCCAGTACGCCGCATCGCAGTCGGACGTCGCCGTCGACTCTCTCCAGTACGGCCTCCAGCGCCTCGCCTTCAACCTGTCGCTGACTGGCGAGCGCGGAAAGTTCGCCGACGAGGCTCTGCGCAAGATCGGGATGACTCAGGCCGGCGTGCAGGCGCAGCTCAAGAGCGGCCACGGCCTTGACGATGTCCTCGGCGAGATGGCCGACAAGTTCAAAAGCATGCCCGATGGTGCCGAAAAGGCGGCCATTGCGATGCAGCTGTTCGGTCGCACCGCCGGCCCTGAGATGATCCCCCTGCTCGACAAAGGGCGCGAGGGCCTGGCGCAACTCAAGGAGGAGGCGGAGGACCTCGGCGCGACGATGGGCGAGGAGGACGTCGAGCAGGTCAACGAGCTGGAAAAGGCGCAGAAGCGCCTGCATGCGCGTTGGGAGGGCCTCAAATTCCAGCTCATCACCGCGGTCATTCCGGCGATTCACGCGCTGGTCGACGCGTTCGCGTTCGCGTCGAAGGTCATTAGCCACAACACGCCGGTCATGATCGGCATTTTGGCGGCGCTGTCGGCCGCCATGCTCGCAACCGCGGCATCGGCGGCGATGGCCTGGTACGCGATTGTGGCTCCGTTTCTCGCCGTCATTGCGCCAATCGCGGTAGCCGTCGCCGTCATCGCTACCGCGGTCACGTACCTTGTCGAGGCGGTCGAGGGCAAGCTCACCAAGTTCGGGCAGGTGCTCGTCGCGGTGGGTCTGCTCATCATGTACGTATTCGCGCCGTGGATGGCCGTCGTCACCGCCATCGTCGCGCTCGGCACGCTGCTGTACCGTCACTGGGATGAGGTCGCCGACAAGTTCTCCGAGATCTGGAACAAGCTGACCGGCGGCATGGAGGGTGTGCGCGACCTGTTCGACGAGTACGGCCCCGAGATCGCGGCAGCGCTCACCATCGCGTTCGGACCCATCGGTGCCGCGGTCGCTGGCATCGCCTGGATCATCACGCACTGGGACCAGGTCAAGGACGCGGTCGGCGCATTCGTCGGCGGCATCGACGGTGGTGCAGTCGGCCTCATGGATCGCATGCAGAACCCGTCGCGTGCCGGCGATGCGAACGCCATCGGCAAGCCTGCCGACAATGGCACCAACAACAACGTCGAGGTGCACAACAACGTCACCATCAACACCGGAGCGAGCAAGGACGACGTGAAGCAGGTGGTCAAGGAGCACTTCGACAACACGATGGTTCACACGATGAACGCCGTGAAGAAGGGAGGCTAGCACCGTGTCCGACCAGCCCATCATCAACGACTACAAGCTCGCGACCTGCATGATCGACGGGTTTCCGATTGACGCGACCGTCTCAGAGAATCACGAACACGAAGCCGAGGTCACGGAGTTCCCCGTCGAGAAGGGGGCGGACACGACCGACAACCGCCGGCGCAAAAACCTCCGCGTGACGATGGAAGGCATCGTCAGCGACACGCCGCTCGGAGCCATCGCGCGGCACCAGACCCGTCAGTCGGGTATCCCGTCGGACACCGCGTACGCCAAGCTCATCGCGCTCGACGGCAGCGACGAGACGGTCACCATCGTCTCGTCCAAGGGCGTCTTCAAGAACATGCTCATGACCTCGCTGGAATTCCCGGCCGAGGGCGCGGAACCACACCAGCTCCACTTCCGCGCGCAGTTCAAGCAGGTCAACTTCGTCACGAACAACCGCACGACGATTCGCGTAGCGACACCGGCCGGCGTACGCGGCCCGCTCGTCACCGGCGCGACCCTGGCGAAGCTGGGGAACATGCGCATCCTCGTGTTCACGCTCAAGGCGAAGGACCCACGGCGTCCGAGCTATCCGCTCATCCTTGTCGAGAAAAACGGCGACCGCCACTACGAGACCTTCCCTGGCGTGTTCGGTACGCCGAAGCCCGACGGCGCCGTAGAGTCCGATGGCTACCACCCGTTCGACGCATTCGGCGCGACGCTCGACGGTCACACCGGGCAGTGGAACTACAAGGGCAAGCCGGTGACGGCGCGTCCGAACGCCTCCAAGACCGACACCAGCAACGGGTGGCACGAGTTCACCGCGGGCATGACGAACTTCTAGGAGGACGACGATGGCGGTACACCTCATCCCACTCCTTCCGTCGCAGCCCGACTACCTATTCTCCGTCGTGCTGGAGACGACGCCGTACGGCATGCACGTGTGCTGGAACGACCGCGATGCGGCCTGGTACTTCGACGTGCTCGATGCCGGCGGCACCATCATCCAGGCCGGCATCAAGATTGTGCTCGGTGCCTACCTCGGCCGCGCAATGCGTGTGTCGCCGTTCACCGACGGCGTGTTCATCGCGGTCGATACTTCGCGTGCCGGTCTCGACGCGACGTTCAACGACCTCGGCACGCGCGTCCTCCTCTACTACGTGCCAGCACTCGACCTGCTCGCCGGCATGATGATCGCATGAGCACGCGCCTCTATAAGCGCGGCTGCAAGGTCACGCTCATCACGCCGAAGCGGCTGCCCAACGCGTTCTTCGACCGCGAGCCGGGCTCACAGAACGCGATCGAGATCACTGACATGCGCGTGCGGTTCGAGATTGAACGGCACGTCAAGAGTGACCCGAACCACTGCGAGGTCATCATCACGAACCTCGCGGAGCGCACGCGCAGCCTCTGCGAGAAAAAGCCGCTCCAGGTGTGGATCGACGCTGGCTACGACGGTGTGCTCTACCAGCTGTTCACCGGCGACCTGCGCCTGGGCTACTCGAAGCTGGAGAAGCCAGAGTGGCACACGCACATGAAGCTCGGCGACGGCGACCGCGCGCTGCGCCTGGCGCGCGTGAACCGCTCGTATTCCAGCGGCACGCCGATCCTGACGGCGGTGCGAGACACCGCGGCCTCGATGGGGCTGACGATCAACCCGGCGGAGGCGTCGAGGCTCGCCTCGCTCCAGATCCAATTCCTGGCCCCCAAGGCAGTTCAGGGGTCATCGCGCGATGAGCTGACGCGTCTGCTGTCGCCGTACGGGATTACCTGGTCCATCCAGAACGGCCGGCTCCAGCTCCTCCGCGACACCGACGCGCTCCAGGGCCAGACGGTACTGGTTAGCCAGGACACCGGTCTCATCGGCTCGCCATCGTTCACCACGCCGACGCAGGGGAGCAGCCTCAACGGCAAGCCATCCCAAATCCGATTCAAGATGCTGCTCTACCCCCTGCTTACGCCGGGGCAGCTGGTCGAGGTGCATTCGCGCGACGTCGCCGGTCGCACCTTCCGGGTCGAACGCTTGACACATCGCGGAGATACGCATGGCGATGAGTGGTTCACCGAGGTCGAAGCGTCGCCGGCGCAGCCCAGCACCGGTACCAAGCCGTCCGTCGTATCTCCGATTGCGCCAGATCACCCGTTCACGGACCATGTGAAGGAGTTCGGCCAGCAGCTCACTAAGAAGTTTTCCGGAAAGAAGACCTAAGCTGGCACAGTTTTTGCATTAGGCTAGACTGGGCGGTATGGGCTCGGAGCCGCAGCCGCTACAGACGCCGTCCCTGCCCCAGGTCCTGGCGGCAGCCCTGGACGCCGCCCTGGAGGACGTACACACGTGCTCCTGGGGGTCGGTTCTGTCATACGACGCCGCCTCCCAGACCTGCTCGGTGCAGATCATCCAGCGGCGGCCGTACACGGACGAGGACGGCGCGCGCCAGACCGAGCGCCCGGCGCCGCTGCTCGAAGTCCCGGTCCTGTTCATGGGCGCCGGCGCGTACTCGATCACGTGGCCACTCATCCCTGGCGATGTCGTGCTCCTGCTGTTCATGGAGCGCGCGATGGACGCGTGGCACGCGAGCGGCCAGACCGACGTCGACGCCGGCGACGACCGCAGGCACTCGCTGTCGGACGCCATCGCGGTCCCCGGCCTGCGCAGCCGCAAGAACAAGATCGACACGCCGCCGTCGGACGCGATGGTCCTCACCGGGCCCAAGATCCAACTCGGCAGCAAGAATGCCTCGAACGGCGTGCTCACCACGAGCGACGGGACCGCGTTCATCGAGGCACTCGCGTACGCGATTGCACAGAGCGCCGCAGTTCCGGCGCAGGCCCCCGGAACGGCAGCTCTGACGAATCTCTACAACGCCCTGACCAGCGGTGCTTCTCCACCGACGTCTCCTCCGACACCCGGGGGCGCGTGGCCGACCGGATCATCGAAGGTGAAGGCAGACGACTAATGGCGCTGCTCTCGACCGACCCCATTGACCTCCTGCTCGACTCCAGCGGGGACCTCGTCATCCAGGACGGGGACCTGGTGTTCTCGTCGGGCGCGGCCGGCGTCGCCCAGGCCATCCGCCAGGTCGTGCTCCTGGTGCGCGGCGAGTGGTTCCTCGACCTCGACGCTGGCCTCCCCTACTTTGAACGCGACGGCGTGCCGGCGTCGGACGCCATCATGGGCCAGCAGTTCAACCAGGTCCATACGGAGTCGGTGTTCCGCGAGGCCATCGAGACCGCGCCTGGCGTCGGCGAAATCGTCTCGGTCAGCGCCACATACGACAACAGCACGCGCCAGCTGACGGTCGCGTGGGTCGTGGTCGCGACGTTCGGCGACACCATCTCGGACTCGCTGTCCCGGGGGATTTAGCGTGGCGACCACCTACGGGCTCACCGACCTCGGTCTCGTCATCAAGACGCTGACCATCATCCGCGCCGACCTCGAAGCGGCGATGCGCGCGGCCTTCGGCGCATCGCTCAAGCTCGGCGATACGACACTGCTTGGCCAGATCTGCGGCATCATGGCGGAGCGGTACGCGGAGCTATGGGCACTCCTCGCGGCGGTCTATGCGTCGCAGGACCCGAACGCGGCGACCGGCCTGTCACTCGACAACGTCTCGGCGATCACCGGCACGACCCGTCCACCGGCGTCGTACTCGACCGTCACACTGACCGGCACCGGCACCCCGAGCACGGTGGTCCCGGCGTCGACGCAGGTCGAGACGGCGAGCACGGCCATCAAGTTCACGACGACCGCGGACGAGACGCTGGTCGCTGTGTCGGCGTGGGCGGCCAACCACACGTACGTCATCGGCGACCGCGTGACGAACGGCGGCAACGTCTACCAGTGCACCATCGCCGGCGTCAGCGCCAGCTCGGGTGGGCCGAGCGGCACCGGCACGGCCATCGTCGACAACTTCGCAACATGGGCGTACGTCGGTGCGGGCACCGCGGCTGCGGACATTGCCGCACGCGCCGTCGACACCGGTGACATCGCGGCGGCCGCCGGTGACCTCACGGTCATCGACACACCCGTCGCCGGCCTGTCGAACATCACGAACCTGCTCGATGCCGCGCGCGGCCGCGACGTCGCCACGGACGAGGAGCTGCGCCTGCTCCGCGAGGCCGAGCTGTCTGGTGATGGCGTCAGCACCGAGGACGCCATCGAGGCGGCCGTCCTCCAGATCGCCAACGTCGTCGCGTGCACGGTCTACGTCAACGACACCGACACGACGAATGTGGACGGCATGCCGCCTCACTCCGTCGAGGTCGTCGTCCTCGGCGGCGCCGATCAGGACATCGCCAACACGCTGTTCGCCGAGGTCGCCGCCGGCATCGCGACGCACTCGTCCAGCTCGAACTCGGCCACGGTCGTCGACAGTCAGGGCGTCTCGCACACCATCTACTTCACGCGGCCGGCGCAGATCCTCGTCTACGTCGACCTGACACTGACCTACGACGCCGAGCTGTACCCGTCGGACGGCGACGCGGAGATCCAGGCCGCCATCACGGCGTTCGGCGCGAAGTTCCCGTCCGGCAAGAACGTGACGTCGTCCGGCGTCGGTGCACAGGCGTTCTCGGTGCCCGGTGTGCTCGACGTCACCCCGGTCTACATCGGCACGTCCCCGAGTCCGGGCTCCAGCGCGACCATCGCCGTGTCCACGCGGCAGCTCGCCGTGTTCGACACCAGCCGCATCAACATCCACTCCAGCGCGGCCACCCCATGAACACTCGATACCTCCGATACCTCCTGGCCGCCCTCTTCCTGACGGCGTGGTGCTCGAACGCCGGCTGCGGCACGGGCGACAACGCCACCGCCGACGCAGGGGGCGCTGGCAACTTCGACCACCCGTCGACTGGCTTCGGGGGACCCATCGCCCCCCAGGGTGGCACCATCACCGGCATCACCGGCACGAGTGGTGTTACCGGCAACTGCGCCGCCGGCCCGTGCACACTCAGCGCCGACACGACGTTCGTCCAGAAGCGTGTCACCGGCACGTGCGCGAGCGGTCTCGCCATCGGTACCGTGAACGCGGACGGCACGGTGAGCTGCAACACCGCCGGCATCTCTGGCACGGGCACGACCGGTGACCTCACGGCGTGGGCAACGTCGACGTCGCTCGGCAACTATGCTGGCTCGTCGCCGGCGCCGTGCACCGTCGGCAACGTGACCACCGGTGTCTCGATCGGCGCGAATGGTGTACTCGCGAACACCTGCACGGCGATCGGCACGCAGGGCGGTACGACCGGCACGGGCACCGCGAACACGCTCGCCATGTTCACCGGCCCGACGGCGATCGGCAACGGCCCGCTCGTCTACAACGGCACGGACACAATTACTGGCCCGCGCGTCTACGCGGTCTCGTCGTCGTCGTCCAACCCGGTCTTCCAGGCCACGCAGAGCGGGGCGACCCCGAGCAACTGGTGGATGGGCAGCGTGATTGGCACGACAACGTGGTTCCTTGGGAACGACAACGCCGCGACGACCGCAATGACCGCGACCTACGCGGGCGACGTGACGCTGCCGCACAACGTGACGCTCGGGTCGTCGTCGGGCAACCTCCACACGTTCTTTGGCACGACGCAGACAACCGACGGCGCCGGATACCTTAGGCACACCTCGGCGTCGGGCATCAACTACATCGAGAGCGGCACGACCCAGTCGAGCGGTAGCACCGCGCCGCTGCTGTTCACCGATATGCTGGCCGCGCACACGTGGGGGGAGTTCGACGCGAGCGGCAACTTCCTCGCGTTCAACAACGCGACGATCACCAAAAAGGTCAGCACGTCCAACGACTCGTCCGGCGGCGGTTATCAGATCGATGGCATCGATACGCTCTATCGGCATGGCGCGGATGGCCACCTCTACCTCGTCAATCCGTACAGCGTTGGCGGTTCGGGTGCATACAACGTGGTGATCAAGCCGTCGTCGACCGGCGGCGCAGACGTGCTCAGCACGAACGGTGGAACGTTCACGCTCGACGCAAGCGCCAACGCGACATTGACCGGCGCACTCGTTACGGGTCTCAACGTCGATGTCGGCGGGACGAACTGGCACACAATCCTCAACTGGAACGGCTCGACAAACGAGGACAGCTATCTTCGAGCAGGCAAGACAGCCGGTGCTGTTTACGTCGGTGACGTGAACACGGGCGGCGTCTACCTCGGTGGCGGTGCCAACTACTCGGATGCGACCGGCGGCCTGTACGCCGGCACGGCCGGCGACTTCGCCGACGAGCTTCAGGTCTCGAAGGTTCGTAAGAACGCCGCGCCGAATTCGGATGCCGTCGGTGACAACTCGGGCGCCAGCTGCACGGGCGCTCCGAGCTGGACGGTGTGCAATTACACCGATACGCTTACGTATGCGACAGCCACGACGACATCGCCTCGTGGCCTGTCCGAGACCGTCGGCAAACTCACCGCGAGTGGGACGGCGGGCAGTGATTATCGCTTCTACGCGAAGTCCGCTAGTCACGGCGTCTCCGATGTTCGGTCGCAGACGTGGACGTTCTCGGTCTGGATGAAGCTCGTCAGCGGCGGCCCAGCAACGCTGGCCGTCCAACTCGCGCGCAACAACTTCGCGAACGATGTCACCGCCGCCTCCTGCTCCGTCGGCAGTTCAGCGTGGACGCGGTGCTCGGTCGTCGCCACGTTCAGCGCGACCAGCTACACCGACAACAGTGAGATCGACGCAAGCATCTTCGATGTCACCACTTCGACAGGTGCCGTCTACATCTACGGTTCGCAGATCGAACAGCACAACGGCCCGACGCCGTACCAGCGCAACGACGCGACGCTCGACACCACGGTGTCGTCGGGCACGCTTTCGATGCACGCGCCGATGGCTCGGTTCGGGCAGTACGAGCAGGATCCCGACGTCTACGTTCGCTACTTCGACGATACCAGCGGCGCCTACTACGGCCTTCTGTCAAGGGCGCCAGCGAGCGGAGGCACCGTCTGTGTGGATGGCGGCACCTGCACGCCTGCATCGGCCAGCGAGGCGATCACCGGACGCACGCTCGGTGGGGGCGCCATTGCAATCCACGGCGATGCGACCGCGGGTGGCACGGCCGGGCAGTTCGACGGCGGCGTGAACGTGACGGGAACGCTGACCGTCCCCACCGTCACCGGATCTTCGACGCTGGATATCAGTGCATTCGACCAGCTCACGATCTCCACGAGCGACAGCCATGCAGTCGGTATGACACTCGAAGAGTCAGGCTTCGGCTCCCTCGACATCAAGGCGACCGGCATCGGCAACGCGGTCAATATCTCCAGCGCGTCGGGCCCTGTGACCATTAGCGGCCAGCTCGTGTTCGGTGTGTTCTCGCCAGCGTCGATCAGCGGCATGCAGAACAACTGGGCGCCGAGCGGCATCGCAAGCGCCATCATCGTCCGCATCGCGACGAGCACGGTCGCCGACATCACGGGCATCTCCACATGCACGGTCGATGGCCGCTACCTGATCCTGCGCAACGTCTCCTCGAACGTGGTGCGGCTGTGGGACCACGACAGTCGGAGTTCGGCGGCGAACGAGTTCGCGCTCAACAACGATATCGTGTCGCTGCCGCCCGGCGAGGCGATGGCGATCACCTGCTCGACGAATGACAGCAAGTGGCATCAGACCGCGCTCTCCTACTCGCCGACAGAGAACAAGTACAAGTCGCAGCACCTGGAGATGAACGAGGAGTTTATCGGCGGTTTTAATAACCCGACGAACGGTATGTTCTTTGACGGGTGGTTCAGCGCTGCGTTTTCTGGAGCCTCGGCAACAGTTGGGACAATCAGCGCAACGACCGCCGTGGCTGGGCGACCCGGAGTCTGGACGGTATTTAGTGGCACAGCCTCTACCGGGTTCTCCTATATCTACACGAGCCGCAGTACATTCAATCTCGCCGACGAGACAGGATGGATTGCCTCTACAGTCGAAGTGCCGCAACTTAGCAACGGCACCGATGATTTCGTGCTGGTCGATGGCTGGTACGACAACACGAACGCGGCGCCGACGGATGCGATTTACTTCCTGTACGACGGACAAAATCATTTGGCTGGTGGTGCAAATCCAAGCAAGCTGGACAAGTGGGAGGCATGTGTGGCCAAGAGCGGTTCGCGGCTGTGCTATCTGCTTGATGGGACGACTGCCTGCGACGGTGGATTCACGTCAGTGAACGTTCCGGTTTCAACTACAAGCTACGAACGGTTCATTGTCGTGTACTCGCCGAACGAGGCAGATTTCTATGTCGACCAGGGCAGTGGCAGGACAAAGGTATGCCAGATCACGACGGCAGCCGACCTACCGATCGGGGGCGTAGGCAACGCGACGGGCGCCGCGTTTGGAATCCTGAAGGCTACGGGGACAACCGCAGTGCAGGCATTCATCGATCAGATGAACGTCGCGATCGACCTCAACGCCGCAAGGAGCCCGTGATGTCCATCGCAGTCACCAAGGTCACGCGCAACAGCGACGGCAAGCAGGGCCGCGCGTTCCAGATCTCGATCGACTTCGCAACGGCGGATGCGACCAGCCTGCTCGTCGCAATACTGTTCCAGCATCAGGTCGCATTCACGTTCGGCGACTGGATCGTCCTCTACCTCGACGCGGAGGGCACCGCGCAGTGCGACCTCGGCACGCAGGCGATGCTCCTGACGCGGTGGACGGTGACGCCGTGATTGCCGCTGGCGAAACCGATCCGACCGCGGCGGAAGTCCCGTTCTTCCTGCCGCTGACGGCCGACACCTTCACGGGCCCCGGCCTGACCGGGCATACGTTCGTTCTGGGTGAGGTGCAGATCAAGCTCCCCGGCGCAGGCTGGGTGAACGCCGACCTCTCCGCCATCAAGGAGAAGGGCTACGGCCGCTACGTCGTCCAGCTCGACTCCGCGCAGACGACGACGCCTGGCGTGGTCTACATCCGCGCCAACGTCTCGGGCGCACAGCCGTACTCAGGCGTCGAGGAAATCGGCACCGCCGGCGGCGACATCATCGAGAACGACGCGACTGCGCGTATCCCGTTCTACCTGGCCAGCCGAACCAATCCGGTTAACACCCCCATCACCGGCTGGGGCTTCTCGGCTGGCGAGGTCCGCGTCTGCCTGCCAGGCGGCACGTATGCCGACGCCGTCGTTGCGAACATCGCCGAGGTCGGATTCGGTGCGTACGAGCTGATCCTCACGACAGCCCAGACCGCGCACCGCGGCAAGATCTTCATCTACGTCCTCACGGCGACAGCACAGCGCTACGAGGCGGCTGCGACCATCCTGTCACCGGCGGTGGGCATCGGTGGCACGGTCGGCGGCGGCACCGGGACCATCCCGAGCACGGCGGTCACGAGCCCGCTCTCGACCAACGCGGCCGGCTACGTCGACCACGTCGCGGCGGCGCTCAATCGTCTGCCGATGCAGTACAGGAGCAGCTAGCTCATGGCACAGACCAAAGTCGAGAAGCTCGTCGCCGCGCTTGCCGCCTCGGCGCAGGACATCGAGAACTGCCTCCAGCAGCTGCTGCTCAATCGCGCCGTCTCCACGGCGACTGGCGTGCAGCTCGACCTGCTCGGCCGCGTCGTCGGCCAGCTGCGGCTCGGTCTCGTCGACGACGACTACCGCCGGTACATCCGCGCGCGCATCGCGACGAACCGGTCCGGCGGCGTCACCGAGGACCTGGTCACCGTCATGTCGCTCGTCGTGAACGACGTGACCGCGCAGTACAACGTGGAGCGCAACGGCACCGCGACGGTAGTCGCGCGCATCGACGGCATCGCGGTCACCGACTCGCTCGGAGCCATCGTGTTCTCGTTCCTCAAGTCGGCAAAGTCCGGCGGCGTCCGCCTGGTCGTTCAGTGGTCCGAGTCGGTGCCTTCGAGCACGTTCCGTCTCGACGCCGGCCCTGGCCTGGACGTAGGCCACCTCGCCAGCGAGCTGTCGACCTGAGAGTCAACCTGAGGCTGGTGCGGTCCACCCGCCGTGCTAGTCTGCAAGAAGCATGCCAGCCCCGACGTCATTCAACGACTGGGATACGAACGGGACGCACACCACGCCCGTCCTGTCCGGCCATACGACCGACGGGTTCGTCAACAACGAGATCCCCGGGTCGGCCGAGCTGAATCAGTGGATGATGCTCACGGGACAGTGGACCCGTTATCTGAACAGTCTCGTGGATTTCCGGTGGTACCGCATTCCGCCGACCGCGCAGTCTGCCTCCGACCGAAACGCGGTGTCCATCGGGTTCCTTCCCGCCGGCGCGATCGTGCGTAGCATCGGGTTGAAGATCTCGGACGCGACCCTGACCACGTCGACGATCAACCTCGCGACAGAGCTGACGGTGATTGCCTCGTTCAGTGTGACTCCGACCGCCACCGGCACTGAGTACCTGTTCGATCTCACTTCGGACTTCACGATCGATTCCAGGGGCTTCACCCTGCTCTGGGACCCATCTGCCGGTGGTAGCCCGGTATTCAGCTGGTTCACCATCCAAGCCCACGTCTAGCGCCATGGACTCCGAGAAGAAGAAGAAGCCCAGCATCAAGCAGGACCTGTCGCGCCTCAAGCGCCTGGCCCGCATCTCGGTCGCCGTGGGGACGCTGCTGGCCATCGCCTGCCACTTCTTGCCGACCCACTACCGCGCGGTGTGCAACGCCGTCGCCACTCTCTGCACAGGGGGCTGATATGTCACCGACCCGCATCCTGCTCGCGCCCATCGTCGCCTTCGCCTCTGGGCTTCTGGCCTTCACCGGCGTCGCCCACGCGGCCACCGCCGTCGAGCCGACGAACGGCACCCTCCTCGACCTCCTCAAGCCCGTCCTCGCCGCGTTCGGGCACGGCCAGAAACTCTACGCCGGATGTCTGGCGCTCGTGCTGCTCGTTGCCCTCGTGCGCCGGCAGTTCGACAAGGACGCCTGGGTCCACACCGACCTCGGCGCGGCTGCGCTGACTCTCGCCGGCTCGTTCGGAGCAACCCTGGCGGTCTCCCTGGCCGGCGGCGCCGGCGTCACCTGGACGATGGTGTGGCACGCCATTTCGATCGCGTTCGGCGCGGCGGGCGGCTACACGATGGTCAAGCATCTGCTTGTCGTCCCGTACCTGACCCACCTGGCGGACAAAGGCCCGGCGTGGCTGCACTCCCCGGCCAAGCTGGTGCTGTGGATCTTCCAGGCGGCCGTCCCCGACGCGCCCCAGGCGACCGGGAATACCCAGGCACCGCCGAGCGCTCAATAGCTGCGTACCCCAACGGGGCCGCGCGCCCGAGACCCTCCCCCTCATCACTCGGACGACGCGCGGCCCCATTATTTTCGGAAGGTATGCAGATGAAGAAGCTCACCTCTCTCCTCGTCGTGGTCGCTCTGGCCGCACCCACCGTCGGCTGCGGCTCGCACGCCGGCACCATCGTCAAGAACGACCTCATCGACTGCGGCAAGCAGGACCTGGGGCAGACGGTCAAGGAGGCGGGCGTGTCCCTGCTCATGACCGTCATGGGCATCCTCGTCCAGGGCGGCACGAACTGGCGCCAGGACCTGTCGGCGCTCGGCGGCGAGTACGGCTCGGACGCCGTGTCGTGCGCAGCGAAGATCGCGGCCGACCTGTTCAAGAACGCGACCGGAACGGACACCGGCTCGGGCTCGGGCTCGGACTCGCTGGCCACCTCGGCCGAGATCGGCGACCCGTACGCGCGCGCCGTGCTGTTCAACCAGGGCAAGTCGTTCAAGTAGGCGGCGTCATGGACCCCCGCGCCGAATTGAAGGTGTGGCTGTCCGGTGTGCTTGAGGGCCTAGACGCCCCCTCGCACCTGCTGGACCGCGTCATGAAGCGCATCGACGCCACGTACGGCGCGGCGCCGGCGCAGCCGGTCCAGTACAACGCGGACCCGACAGCGGTCGCGTACCGTCAGCCGGAGAGTGCTGCTCCGCACACGACCCCGACCGCACCGCCGGACGAGGTCGCGCAGAAGTTCCCACCGCGCCGCAAGGGCGCGCTGGCTCAGGCTGCTACGAGGACGCCGGAGACCCGTAAGGGAGACCCGCTCAAGGCCCCGTACAAGCCCGAGGACCCCGAAGTCCTCTTGATGGAGTAGCGTGATCGGCTTCCCCACGTTCGTCGTCGTCGACGTCGATGCCCACACCACCCTGGACGAGCGCACGCGGTACGCCGCCGCGCAACAGCTCCAGGTCACCCGCGACTTCGGGCCGCGCTGGGGCCGCAACGCGACCTTCCGCGTCGGCACGCCGGACGCGCTGGCGAAGCCTGGCGAAATCGAGTGCCGGCTGCTCCAGCAGCCGACGCAGTCGGGTGCCATCGGCTACCACAGCTGCAAGCCCGACGGCACTCCCATCGTCAACGTGTTCGTGGGCCTGGCCCGCGTGCTCGGCATGCGGTGGGAGACCGTCGGCTCGCACGAGGTCCTGGAGACCTTGGCGGACCCGCTGCTCCGCCGTGCGACCGAGATCGACGGCGCGTTCTGGGACACCGAGGTCTGCGACCGCGTCGAGCGCGAGCAGTACCTCGTCGAGGACGGCTTCGGCGGCACGGTGCCGCTGTCCAACTTCAACTACCCCGAGGCGTTCGAGCCCCCCGCCGACCTGACCGGCGTGAAGTTCGACCACCTGGGGACCTCTACCAAGCCCAACGAGGTTCGGCCGGGTGGCTATGCCCAGAAGTTCGATCCGAGCAAGGGCTGGGTCCAAGTCGGTGAGATGAGCACGTACCGTTCGATCCTGGCCGAGAACGGCCTGTCCCGCGGCGCCCGTCGGGCTGCGCGCTATGACCTGCGTCCCTGGTGGACCCGCTTCGCGGCCAAGATCTTCGGATCTCGGCGGCTGGCAGCGTGAACCGCCGCTGTAAGGGCCCCTGCGGCCAAGACCTGCCAGAGAGCGCGTTCCTGGAGTACATGCCAGGAAAGCGCCGCGGCGTCTGCAAGACGTGCTTCAACAACGGCCGCACCGCGCACGGCAAGATCCGCAGCGAGCGCCCGGCGCCGCTGCCGCTCGCGAAGGGCCCGAACCTCGCCGCGTTCGACGCCCAAGAGACCGGAACGCTCCGAATCCCCGTGGGGACACCGGCCGCGCCGCCCGAGCCTCGCATCGAGATTGTCGAGGAGGTCATCACCCAGGTCGAGGAGCACCGTCTCAAGAAGCAGCTCAAGGAGCTGCAAGGCAAGCTCAAGGGCGCGGTCGCCGACCTCTCCGACGCGTCGGAGATGAACGACCTCATCCGCGAGGTCGAGGCGCAGCCGCCCGTCCCAGGCATCGAGCCGCGCGAGCGGACCTCGCACCTGGCCGAGGCGACGCCACTCGTGCTCGCGTCGGACTGGCACATCGAGGAACCCGTTCGCCCGGAGGCGGTCGCCTTCCGCAACCGCTACGACCTCGACATCTCGAAGCGCCGCATGGAGCGCTTCTTCGAGGCGACGCGCTGGGGCATCAACAACCAGCGCCAGGTGTTCAAGATCCGGGACCTCGTGCTGTGGCTCGGCGGAGACATCATCACGAACTACCTACACGACGACAACGTCGAGACGAACCTGCTCTCGCCAGTCGAGGCAATCGCGTACGCGCAGGCGTCGATCAGCGATGGGCTCCGGTTCCTCCTCCAGGACCCCGAGCTGGAGCGCATCGTCGTCCCGTGCAACGACGGCAACCACGGCCGCCTGACGGACAAGATGCACTGCGCGTCGCGCATCGAGAACTCGATCGAGTGGTTGCTGTACTACCAGCTCCAGCGCGAGTTCAAGGACGAGCCGCGCGTGCAGTTCATCCTGCCGACCTGCGAGTTTACGTTCTTCGACGTGTACGACCGGACCATCCGGTTCACGCACGGCGACACGATCAACTACCAGGGTGGCGTGGGTGGCATCCACATCCCGCTCAACAAGGCCATCGCGCGCTGGCAGACGCTCAAGCACGCCGACCTGACGTGCATCGGGCACTTCCACCAGCGCATCTGCCTCCCGAACCTGATGGTGAACGGTAGCCTCATTGGCTACAACAGCTACGCGATGAGCAAGGGCTTCACGTTCGAGGCCCCGTCGCAGAGCCTCCGCATGCTGGAGCCGCGGCGCTGGTGCTCCACCGACATCCCTCTCTGGGTCTCGTCCCTCTCGGACGACGACGATAACGCGCTGTGACCATCCTCATCGGCCTCCTGGGCCCAGCCGGTGCCGGCAAGTCGTCGGTCGCCGGTCACCTCGTCGAGAAGTACGGCGCCGTTCGCTACTCGCTCGCTGCTCCGCTCAAGGAGATCGCGATGCGCGCGTTCGACTTCACCTACGAGCAGTGCTGGGGCACCCAGGCGCAGAAGGAGGCGCCCGACGAGCGCTACGGCGGTCACTCGGCGCGCTGGTTTCTCCAGCGCCTCGGCACCGAGGGCATCCGCGGCGTGTTCGGCCCCGACGTGTGGACCGATCTCCTCGTGAAGAAGATCAGCGAGGAGCGCCCGGACGTCGCCGTCATCGAGGACGTCCGCTTCATCGACGAGGCGGTCAAGCTCCGCGAGTTTGGCATCGGCATGGTGCACGGCAACCACATGCAGATGGATCGGAGCGGCTACATCTGGCGCCTGGAGTCCCCGGGCCGCGAGACCCAGGCCGACGCCACCCACGCCAGCGAGGCCGAGTGGTCGAAGGCTCCGTGGGATTACGCCATCGCGCCGACCGAGCGTGGTCTCGACAAGCTGTTCACGCTCGTCGACGACGCATGCCGGCACTACAAGATCTTCCCCAAGCTCGCGCCGGTGGCGTACTAGTCATGGCGCGACCCTTCCACGTGCTCTCGTTCGTCGGGTTCAAGCTCTACACGAGCGCCGAGTTCGACACGCTCGCCGAGGCAGACGCCTACGCGCACGGGATGAACCACGGCTACACGCTCGCCGTGACGGGCCGCGACCACCTAATTCTCTACGTCGCGGTCCTGCCCCGCGACGAGGCCGAGATGCGGAGCATGATCTCACCGGACGAGATCGAGCGCGTGTTCCGCGAGGTGAACCTATGATTCGCAGCAAGCCGGCCAACCAGGCGTACCTCGACAACTGGGACCGCATCTTCGGCGAGGCCGACGCACCCAAGCCCATCCCCAGCGAGGGGGCCGTCATCCCGATGCCCGCGGACCGCATCCGGTACAACGGCAGCGGCACGCCGTGCGACGTGCTCAAGGGACCGTGTTCGTGCGGCGCCTGGCACACCGGCGACGAACCGACGGAGGTGGCGGCGCAGGGCGACGTCCGGGTGACCTGCCGGCACTGTGACTGCCACGTGTTCGTCGCGAAGCGTGCCGAGATGCTGACCTGCCCGCGCTGCGGTGGGGTGTCGGAGATCAGGCCGTGATGCTCGGTCCCGACTACGCCCGCATGGATGGCAACAGCGCACCCGACTGGACCGCCGCGTTCAAGATGGGCGCCCGGTTCACCTTCATCCGCAAGGGCCACTGCTACTTCGACGACGCGCACCGGGCCTGGCGCCTCGCGTTCGACCCGACGTACGCTCGGGACTGCGCCGCTGCCCGCGCCGCCGGCGTCGTCGTCGGCTCGTACATGCTCCCCCGGTATGGCCAGGGGGCTCCGTCGCCTGCCGAGCAAGTCGCCAACTTCAAGGCAGCACCGGGCGACATCCTCCGCGGCAAGGACCTGCCACCGTGTCTCGACGTCGAGTTCCCCGGCGGCGCATCGTCGACCGGACTGACGGCGCAGGAACTGCTCAAGCTCGTCGAGGCGACCGTGATCGAGCTAGCGACCCAGTTCAAGTGTCGGCCGATTGTCTACACGTCGTACAACCAGATGTACGACCTCGGGCTGCCCAAGTCGGACGTCCTCGCGGACTGCGACCTGTGGCTCAAGACCGCCTACATCCACACCGCGCACGCGCCCGTCGACAGCCCGCCGCACATGCTGCCTCACGTCGGCGAGTCAGAGGACGACAAGCGAAGCTACTACCAGATCCCGCCGTCATGGGACACGTGGATGGCCGACCAGTACCAGGGCGACGCCATCGGATTCGGCGGCTTCGACCACCAGGTCGACGTCAGCCGCTGGAACGTGGTCGTCGTCGGCGACAGCCACTGGACCGCGGACCACACACTCATCGCCAAGCGCATCGGCTCCGGCGCGCTCGACGCTGCCGCCCTGCGACGTGACCTGCTGGCGTTCCAGGCCGCGCACGGGCTCGAAGCCGACGCCGTCGTCGGCCCGATGACCCGCGCCGCGATGAGCTGGCTGTAGATCTCCTAGCGCATCGCGTCGGTCGATTTTCTCGTCGAAGAAGTTGCGTCACCGCGCTCACGGTGGCATCGTGATTCGCGCATGGGGAGTAAACGCTGGCTTCCTGACCTGCGGGCTCAGGTTCGCGTCAATGCGATTCGGTTAGCGTACACGACTCCACTGGAATTCGAGCTGGGGGCTCGTGCCGACGATGCGCGCATGCACCGCGCACTCTACGTCGGCATCCAGTTGATGCCGTCCCTGACCGATTCGCAGATTCTCAAGGTCGCACTGGGCGACGCGACGCTTAGGTACAACCGTGGCCGGTGGACCTTTCACGAGGTACCCTGCCAGATGTGTCGAGGTCGAGGGAAGCTCCGTGAGGGAGTCATCGTCACACGCGGCGGCCGGCGGAAGCGGACCGACGTCGCGTGCCCGACCTGTGGTGGGGATGGGTTCTCGCCGCCTGTGAAGTAGCTGCCAGGCCGCGTGCCTGGTGAGAGGGAGTCAAGTCGTGGTTGCTGTTCCTCGCAGTGTGACCTACTCGTACGCGGACCTCGTTCCGCAACACAGGCCGGACCTCGTCGCGTTCGCCATCCGTCTCTGCCGATCGCGCTCGCAGGCCGAAGACGTCGTCCAGGCGGCTCTGGTTCGAGCCCTGGAGGCGTGGCACAGCTTCCGCGGCGGCGACCACGGCCCCGACATCGAGCGGACCGTGCGCGCCTGGCTGTTCACCATCGTCCGCCACGTCCACGCGACGCAGTGCCGGCGCAACCACCTCCGCCAGGCGGCCAACGTGGCCAAGCGCGAGGTCGTCGTCGAGGCCACCTACGGCTCGGCAGAGGACGTCTGCGACCCCTGGGCGGCCCAGCCGGAGACCGAATACAGCGACGAGGTCGCCGACGCCCTAATGGGCCTGGACGACACCCAGCGCGCGGTGGTCGAGCTGTCGACGGAGGGGCGGTCCTACAAAGAGATTGCCGTCCAGCTCAACATCCCGATCGGCACCGTGATGTCCAGGCTTAACCGCGCGCGCCGGCGTTTGGAGATCAGCCTGGCCGGCTACGCGCGCGCCGAGTACGGCATCGGGCTGCCAGGCCGCGAGCCTGGGCCTGAGCCCATCGACTCAGCCGGGGACGGCGCCGGGGCGGACATGCTTGCGGGCGAAGCGGCCGAGAGCGAAGAGGCCGATTCCGATTGCATCGACGCTGTCGTGTGACGGCACGACCGCCGCGCGTTCGGCCTCGCTCAGGCGTCCGTGCACCCGCTGGCCGCGGGCGGACGCCCAGGGATCACCGGTGGTGGCCTTGGGTAGCTGACCAACCCACTCGGCTGGCGTGTATGACACCAGCATGATGGCCTGGTCGATGCGCGCTCCGTAGATGTGCAGGAGCGCCGCGAACGCGCCGTCGATGCCGGCGAGGAGGAGGAGGTCGTTGGGGTCGCCCTTGCTCTTGGTCGCCCTGTACACCTGGGGCCACTCGGCGCACAGGTAGCGCGGCCGTGCGCCCAGGCCGATCGCCCATTCGAGGACGGCGACCCCGACGCGCACGCAGCGGTCGAGTCGGTCGAGCGCCGGCGGGGCGTCGACGGGGACGCGCTCGGCACGAACCAGCACGCCGCCGCGGTACAGCGCACCGGCAGGGTGCACGACGCCAGGGTCGAACGCGACCAGATCGCCGACGGGCTGGATCTGGCGCGGCGCCTGGCCGCTCACTGCGGCGTCAGGAGCGTCCCGTCGGCAGGAGCTTGGACAACCAGACCCACGCCGAGCTTCTCGGCGTAGTGGCGGGCGACGTTGAGCGAGTCCTCGCAGTCGGCCATCGCGCGGTGCGCGGCGGACTGCGGCATGCGCGGCCGTGCCTCGTAGACCGCCGGCGCGAACCGGCGCGCGAACTCGTTGAGCGAGCTGACGTCGAAGTTGCGGTAGTGCAACTGCGCCTCGGCGTTGGGGAGGTGCCGCTTCATGAACGCGCGGTCGAACGAGATCGTGTTGCCGGCGAGCGGCGCGCGGTCGAGCTTGACGTACTCGTTGCCCGGCTTCTTCGGGTCGGCGACCGTCTCACACTTCACCGTGTACTTGATGAGGAACTGCGACAGCAGCTCATCCACCCCATCGACCGAACGGGGACCTTTGTATTCTGTCGCCGAGAATGTGTCGTAATTGGCTTTCAGCACCGCCCACAGCCCGTTCTTCGTGTGCATGTCGCGCACGAACTCGTCGAGCTGGTAGAACTCGCGCGACGGGGTGACGAGCTGGTTGAAGCGCGCCACCTCGACGAGCTTGTCGTCGGTGACGATAGCGGCGACTTCGAGGATCTCCTCGCGGTCGGCGTTGAGACCGGTGGTTTCGAGATCGAGAAAGACGAGCATGGTTCTATCCTTTGGCGGCCGCGCCGCAGTCGCAGGGGTTCGGGAACATCCCAGGCACGAGCGAGTCGCACTCCGGTCTGCATGTCTGGCGCTTGGCGAGGTACGCTGCATCGCGCTCGCGGATTTGCTCTCGCATCTCCACGCAGTCCGGATCAGCACACCGCGGATCGTTGCAATAGCGGGATGGCATCACCCCTCCTTGCCCAGGTGCTTCTTCCACGGCACGTGCTCGCCGTCGACGAAGAAGCCCCAGTCCTTGTTCTCTGGACCGACGACGAACAGCGTCCACACGTCGCCGTGGAGGCGCGTCACGCGGTGGTAGTCGGTATCGGCGATGAAGTTCGCCCGATGCACGTGCTTGTGCTCGGACAGCAGCTCGTCCTCGGTGAGCACGCCGAGGCGGCGAAACGTCTTGGTGGCGGAGGCGGTCGCCTCGTCGAGGCGGTCCTCCTCGTACGAGCCCGACAGCAGCAGCGACGCGGCCCACTTCCACGGGTGGTTGTGGAGGTGCCGGCCAGCGTCGGGCCGGTGGAAGTGGTGGAGGTAGATCCGGCAGCCGAACAGTCGCGGCGACAGGATGCGCGTCAGGTACTTCTCGCCGTCGACGACGATGGTGTACGCCCAGCGCGTGTCGTCCTCGCCCCGGTACGGTCCGGGCGGGTTCTGCGCGAGCGCCCAGTCCGCGACCTTCGCGAGCAGCCGGCGGATCACTTGGCCACCTTGCGCTCGTTCGCAGCGAACGTCGCCTGCTTGAGCGCCTCCATGAGCGGCTTGACGACGTCGCGCCAGTAGACCTCGCCGTCCTCTTCCTTCCAGTCGTGGACCTGGACCCAGCGCAGCCCACCGAGCGAGTCCGTCTCCGCCTTCTCCAGCAGGTAGACGTCCTCGTAGCCCGCGGACCACTTGCCGATCGCAACGACACGGTACTCCGCGTCGCCCGACTTCCACTGGTGGACGAGCTTGCCGGTGGGCAGCGCCATCACACCACCTCGGGCGCGGTCGGGATGGCGACGTCGGTGCGGCACTCGATGCCGTAGCGGCGCTCCTTGTTCGTCTCGGAGCACACGAAGATGTGCTCCCAGGCGGGCGTGGGGGAGGACGGCGCCTCGTCCTTGCTGCTCCTCTGCGACGCCATCGTCGGCCTGGTCTCGAAGTAGACGTGCTTCGTCGCCTTCCGGTAGTCGTAGCCGGCGGACGGCAGGATGGCGATGCGGGTGCTCGGACGCGGGATCGGTTGCTTGTTCATCGCGGAGTAGACGCGCGACCCGCGCGCAACATTCCGACGGCGGCGCGCCAGCGCTGCCCCTCGTCAGCCAGGGGGCCGTGCGAGATTTGCCCAAGCGGTTTGTACGCGCGCTCGAACAGCTCGGGCCGGGTGCCGACGCCGATGACGAAGTTCGCGTGCCCAGGACGGTCAGGACGGTCAGGGCGCTTAGCGTCGATGAAGTGGATGCGGTGGCGCAGGTAGCAGACCGAGAAGTCCTGCGGCACGTAGCAGCCGCGCGCCCACCGCTGCTGGTCGGTCTCCTGCACGCCAGGCACGATCTCCATGTTCGGCTCGGCGAGCACGCAGACCTGCTCCACCGAGAAGCCCATCCACAGGAGCGCGAAGTGGTGCTTGACGTACTCGTAGCACGACTTGGCCCACGCCCGCTTCGTCGTGCCGCCAGGGTGGTTCTCGAACACCGTCGACGCTGCCCAGTCAGCTTTGAAGCCGTCGCGGCGTTCAGGGTCTGGATGGTCGAGGCCGAAGTAATCGGTAGCGCGCACGCGGAGCTGCGCCGACGCGCACGAGAACGGATCCAGCTCGATCACGCCGCCGAGTGCGACCCGTGCCGCGTCAAGGTCCGGCTCCGGCGTCTGCCAGTCCGGGTTCTCCTTCGAGTGTCGGGCGTTCGCGCTCACCAGACCCCGCTGAGCAACACGACGCTGGGTGACGCCGGCTGCGGCGAGCGGTCGTCGAAGTGCGAAACGAGCGCGCCGATGCCCACGCCCACGGCCGCGCCGGCGAGGACGTCGGTCAGGTAGTGCTTGCCGGCGCCCATGCGCAGGTACGCCGTGAGGCCGGCGAGCACGAAGCCCGTCGGCGACCGCGCCGCAGTGGCGGCAGCGAACGCGATGGCCGTGTGACCCGAGCAGAATGACACGTCGTCGTCATCATCGTGGATGAACAGCCGGCGCAGGTTGTAGTGCACGAACGGGCGCTCGCGGCCGACGGTGAACTTGATGGCCTGGGTCACCAGCGCTGTCGCGGCGATCGACTCCGCTACCGGCGCGAGGTCGTGCTGGCGGTCCCAGCCGACGACGCCGAGGTCGAGGGCAAGCGTCGCGTACGACAGCCGGTCCGCGAGCGTCAGGTGGCTACCCCAGACCGCGGCTCGCGCGGCCGCGTCGTCAAGGTCGTCGGGGTCGCACCAGCGGCACGCTTTGGGGGCGAGCAGCGGCTTGAGCGGGACCTCGGTGGCCACGACGACGGCGCCTTCGCCGCCCGCGCGCCACCAGGTGGTGGAGTCAGCGGACGCCCCTCGTGCCGTGCACACGAGGAGCGCCGCGATGACGAGGGCCCTCACTCAGTCGAGGCCGGAGCCGGCCGGGCTGTTGCGGAAGATCTCCGCAATCGCCTCGAATGCGCGAGCCATGGCCTCGCGCCGCTCCTTCGACTTCGGCAACCAGAACGTGATGGCGCTGCGGTCGTCGTCGAACGGCGGGTGGTGCAGCATCGGCGACGAGTGGAGAACGAGCTGAGCGGCGTGGTAGACGACCAGCTCCTCGCGAACATTCCGATACGGATTCGTGGCGTCCACGAAGTCGGGGCGGCCGGACTTCTCCCAGATTTCGACGAGGTACTGGGGGAGCACCTCGCGCGAGCGGCCCGGCATCGGCTCTCCGTTCGGCAGGCACAGCACGCCCGTTACCACGCGGCCGTCGCTCTCCTTCGAGACCCGCCGGACCTCGTCCGTCAGCTCCTGGCTGTAGACGTTGACCCTCACTTGCGACCGCCAGAGCCGGAGCCGGAGCCGACTCCGGCGTCGGCCGTCGGCGTCGGCGTCGGCGCCGGCGCCGACGCCTTGGCCGCGGTCTGCTTCTCGACAGGCGTCGCCGGGCGCAGCGGGTACACCTGCCACGGGCCATGGCCATACACGGAGACATACGTCTCTTTGTTCGGCGTCGACGGCAGCGTGCAGACCGAGACCTCGATGCCGGCGTGCGAACCGTACTCGGTGCACACAGCATCAGGGGCCTGAGCCTTGACCATGACGGTGGCCTTGCTCTCGCTCCGACCCTCGATGAGGGCGTGCAGATCCATCCCGAGGAACAGCAGCGCCAGAGCGATGACGATGTATGGCAGCGCCTTCTTCACGACGCCCTCCGCGGCCAGCCCCAGGTGCCAGGCTGATCCGGTCCGCCCTTGCTCACCGAGGTGCGGGCGTAGAGCTGCCCGTTCTCGTCGAACACGGCGAGGTTGACGCACGCGTTCGGGCCATCGCCCCACACCTTCACGACGTGGGCGGTGTGCTCGACGATCTCGTCGTTGATGTGCGCGTAGTACATGACCACGCGACCCTTCGACGGGACCTGCGGCGCGCTCTGCGCGAGGCGCGGCTCCGGCGTGTTCGGCTTGGTCGGGGTGGTGGTTGCCGGGGCGTCCGGCGCGGTTGCCGGCGGGGTGCCGGACTCGTTGGTGTTGCCCATGCCCGGAGAGACGTCGCGGGGGTGGCGACTTGTTCCGCTTACGCAGCCTTCTTCGCAGCTAGGCAGGCTTCGCAGGTCTTCTCGTCGTGCTCGGGCGTCCACGGCACGAGGCGGCCGTAGTGGTAGACCGGCTCCGCGGCCTTGAACCACTGCCGCATGAGCGCCGGAGGAGCCTTACACTTCGCGGCCATGTCCGGGCAGACCTCCTGGAACGCGCGCACCATGATTTCGGAGAGGCGCTCTGCGGCCTCGTGCGAGATGTGCTCCGGGAACTCGCCGATGATTTCGTCGTGCTGGAGGACGATGCAGCGCGAGCCCAGGAGCGGCGACACCTGGCCGGCGTACTTGCTGACCTTGCCACCAGGGCACGCGTCGGTGGGCACGCGCACCGTGACGTCGCAACACTCGCGCTGCGCGACGCGGAGGGCGCGCTTACTGGCGACCGCGAGCAAGCTCTGGAAGTAGCCGTTGCTCGCGTCGCAGAACGCCACCCCGCCACGGATGATGTTCGAGACGTGCTGGATCATCTCGCCGGGTTCGAGCTGGCTGCCCGGCGGCAGGCCGTGGACCGCGCACTGCTCGTCCGTCAGCGGCTGGCCCTCGTCGACGACCATCGACGTGAACTTGAAGTATTCCTTGGCCTCGGGGAACGTGTCGAAATACTGCTGCTGGAGTCGCTCGGCGCAGACCAGGCAGCGGCGGCACGTCGGCGAGATGCGACGCTCGAACCCGGGCTTACCCCAGTGCGTCACCTTGTCGACGCCGCATGCCTCAGCGCCATCCATCAGGACGCAGAAACGCAGACCGCGATAGCCGGGCACCTTGCCGCCCTTGCCGTCGTCGATCATCGCCGGGCCGTTCTTGCACGGCGTGTCGGGGCCCTGCTTGCGCTGCTGGAGCACGAGCTTGACCGCGCCCATGCCACCCGGCTTGCCGAACACCCACGGCTTGGCGGCCTGGCGCGCGTTGGCGTACGCCGTGACCTTCTTCTTCTTCGCGAAGAACTCGTCGTAGTCTACGCCGAGCACGGCGGCGCCGAACTCGGAGTGTGGCTCGCGACCGGCGAGCACCATCTCGGCCTGGCGCGAGTACCCGAGGATCCACAGGCAGCTCTGCGCGTGGGTGATGACCTCGCCCTGGTTGTAGTCGCACGAGCACAGCACGTAGCCCTTGCGCGCGCGGATGCACTCGCGCAGCGACGGGATCCACCTCTTGGACCCGTCGGGCATGTCGACGAAGTACCCTGGGTCGCGCGGAAACTGCTGGATGGCGTCGGAGTACGAGGTGCGGTCGGTCTCCAGAAGGACGTTCGGCCACAGGGTCAGTGGCACGCTCGCCCAGCCGCCGCCGGGGAAGTGCTTGCGCGCCTTGCGCAGGTACGGCCCGTAGTTCGTGACCGTCTTAGCGTCCTCCTTGTAGTCCGCGAGCATGCGGAGCCGGTCGTCGGCAGCCTCGTTGAGCGTGTCGGCGTCGGCCTTGACCTGGCCGGAGGGGAACTTGTCGCTGGGCTCGGTGCGCGGCAGGTCCGGGCACGTCAATAGATCGAACCCGGTGCCGCAGCAGTCAGTGCAGTTGATGCCGTCCTTCTCCGGGTCCCACGCCCGGCGCACCGGCATCTTCTTGGACGGCGAGACGACCTTTCCAAAGCCCTTGCACGTCGGACACTGGCCTTCGGCTCCGTACGCCGCGGCGACGTCATGAGCGACGCGAGATTTGCTCTCGCCGAGCTTCATCTCGCCCTTCTCGCGCTTCCACTTGAGGTATCCCAGCTCGATCAGCTTGGGGGCGATCTCCGCTCGAACCTTCTCGACCTGGGCAACCACGACACTGACGGCGTCCTGGTCGACGTCGAAGCCCCACGCCGCGCCGAGGTGCATGGCCCACGCGGTGTACGTCTGGTCCGCCATCGAGTGGAGGTTGCGCGCCGGCCGCGGCGCCCAGCACGCGCCGGGGATGTCGGCCTCGTTCGCCTCGTCGAGCTGGTAGCCACAGAACTCGCAGTGGAGCGTGTGGTCGTGGTGGCGGGCCCAGCGGTGGCGGCCACACGACGGCCAGTGCCCGACCTGCGCCAGGCAGTCCTCCAGCGTGTTCCGCACGTCGTCGATCGGGTACTCGCGCGCCGCCGGCGGCCACAGCTCGATGGGGATTCCGTCGAGAGTGGCGTACTTGAGCCGGAACTCGTCGTTCGCCTTCGCGTCCTTGCGGCCGAGCCGGAGGTCCGTGACGATGGCGAGGGAGTAGTATTTGTTCGGCGCCCCAGAGATCGGGTCGCGCAGGCCACCACCGGTGCGCGGGTCCTTGCCGAGCGTGCCGTCCGCGATGGCGTTGAGCGCCTCACCGATGAGTACGTCGTAGATCCGCCCCTGCTCGTAGGCGCGGAAGATGAGCGGCATGATGTCGCGGCCGCGCTTGGACCACTCCACCGCGCAGACCAGGAGGTCGTACACGATGTTCGCGCCGACGATGACCCGCCGCTCGTCCTCCAGCAGCTCGATGAGGACCTGGAGCGCGTGCTCCTTGTCGAGCAGCTCGCCGACGATGTTGCCGTCGGGGCCGACGATGGCAATCGACGCGCAGACCAGCGGCGGAGCCTTGAGCCCTGGCTGCTCAGGGTCGCCGAGGTGGGTCTCGCAGTCAAACGCGACGGCCCACTTGGGCAGTGACGCGAGCCGCTCGGGTGTCACCGTTGCTTGGCGCGGGGCGGTAGCTCGAACCGCTCGCGGTGCTGGTCGATGTAGTAGTTGTTCGCCCAGGCGCGACCGTACTTCGACTCATCGGCGTCGCCGTGAGTGTCAATCGTGTTGGCGAACAGCCCCCGGTACAGGTACTTGAACACGACCCCGGCGGCTTTGCTGGTGTCGCGGTCCTTCCAGTCGAGGTCGTAGTCGTCGAACAGGAGCCGGTTGCGCTCGCCGGTGTACGGGCAGAGGAACTGCCACTCACCCTCGCGCCAGTAGTCGCCCCCTGTGCAGCCGTGGGGCTCGATGTAGTAGTGCGTCACGAGCAGGTCGAGCTTCCCGATCGGGTGCATCTTCCCGCACGAGCACAGGATGCGGCGCCGGCGGCGCTCCTCCTGCTGGTCCGCGATGGCCTCGTCGAGCTGGGCTCGCGCCTTCGCCACCTTCGCCTGCGCTGCGGTCATCCTGCCATCCGATACGCCAGCTGGGCGCGCCGGAATTCCAGCTGGGTGTGACGCTTGAGCCACCGCCGCTCGGCTTCCTCGGGCGAGTAGCAGTGGATGGTCGCGCCGAGACGCTCGCCGAACTGCGCGCGCACCCGGTTCATGTCGGGGAACGCGATGAGCGCCTCGATCTCATCGACCAGGATGCGCGAGTCGACCTCGTCGACCAGCTCGCGCACGCGCTTGTTCGGGCGCAGCTGAAGCGCGTCCTTGACCACCTTCTCGACGTCGACCTCCGCACGGCGGAATCCGCGGAGCGCGCTCTCGTACTTGAGCGGGCGGATGATGTCGCCGATGTACGCCTCGGTGTCGTCGTGGTGGTGTCCCCACCGCCCGGCGTCGAGGACCTCCGACGGCGTGAAGCCTCGGCACTCGGCGATGTACTCGGCCCAGCCGCCGACCATGTACGCGTGCTCGGCGACCGAGTAGAACTGGCCGGGCGCGGCGTCACTGATCTGGCCGGCGTAGCGGCATTCGTTCGAGATGCCGCGCGCGATGTCGTGGACGTGGACCTCGTCCGGCCTCGGGTCGAGCGGCCAGAAGTGCTGCCCCGACGAACACCACATCCAGTCGCCGTAGCGGCGGCCGCGCAGGTGCGCCCACGCGCGAGCGACGGACCTCACCAGTCCCCCGCGACGTAGTGCGCCGTGCTGGCGTAGCAGATGCCCTCGTAGCCACAACCCTTGGGACACTTGCCGTCGAGGCGCGGCCAGCGACGCCGGACCTCGTGGGTGAACACGGCGTTGAGCAGCACCTGGTCGGTCATACCGCGCGTGTCGGCCTTGAACCTCCGGTACGCCTCTTCCCACTGGCGCTCGTCGAACGTGACGCCGTGGTTGCAGATGTACGTGCGGTGGCGCGTCAGGCGTCGGTAGCGGCCGACCTTGCGAGCGAAGGGCCACGCGAAGCAGAAGCCCCAACCCGAGATCGTGTTGTCCTTCTCGACGTGGTACGTGAGCCGCACGCCGAGGAACTGGAGCACGAGCGTGTTGAGCCAGCCGACCCACGTCAGGCCACGCCAGCGGCGCAGCGGCCCCATGTGCTCGGGGGCCTCGCCCTTGCCGACGATGGCGCCGCGCTCGCGGATGACAGCGATGATGACGCTGTCGTCGCACCGCTTGACGGACCACATGCCGTTGCCTTCGAGGTTGCCGGCGAGCGCGACGCCGAGTTGCATCGTCAGTGCGACGATGGCGCTCTGGGGGTCAGGGTAGTCGCCGGAGAACTCCCAGTCCTCGCCGGTCTCCCCGGTCTTCATGCCGATTTCCCATGTCATCGGGTCCTCCTTGCGAACATCTGCGCGGCGACGACGTAACCGACGGCCATTCCTACGCCGACCATCATGTCGACTGGCGTCTTGGCGACCACGGCTTGGGCGGCATACGTGAGCGCACACAGCCACAGCAGTCGCACGAACCACTTGAGCTGGCCTGCGTTCACTTGAGACACCGGTTACACGGCCCGCAGCGACGGTTCTCGTCCTTGCCGTGCGCGTCGACCGGGCATACGAGGCCGCGGTGGAACTGCATGAGCCCCTGCCACCACGGCGACTCGGCGAGCGTCGCGAACTGGCGCGGCCGCAGGTTGTAGTCGGGGAAGACGACGTCGTCGGCGCGCAGGCCCGGGACCTCGCCGTCGACGGTGAGGTAACAGACGCGCAGCGGCTGACCCGGCTTGCCATGGATGAGTGATGCCTCGACCGCGGCCTGCCAGTTGTCCTTGTCGGCCGACAGGTTGACGGCGAGGTTGCCGCGCATGAGCGTCGACACCTCGACCAGCGGCGCGAGGAAGTCGAACGAGCGGGTGTAGATCCAGAGGCGAATCCACGGGCCCTTCTCCTGCACGCGCCGGCAGACGTCGGCGATCCACATCGCGTGGGTGAACGAGACGACGTCACCCGAGACGTGCCAGCGGAAGCCACCATCGGCGTTCTCGTAGATCCACGTCGCCAGCGCCTCGGCCCACGCGTTGCGGAAGTCGATGGGCGTTGTGTCGTCCCCGTTGAGGATGGCCCGCAGCGTCGCCGCGTTCTCCTCGTAGAGGGCGTAGAGGTCGGGCTGCGCCGCCTTGAGGTTCTCGACGTAGCACGCCTTGCGGCACGTCTCCGTCGACTGCGGGCAGTGCTCCATCCCCGAGATGCCGGCCGACGGCAGCGACAGCGCGTTGGGCTTGGGGTCCTTGAGCGTTCCGTTCCCGGCCGTCACCTTGCCGTTGCCGTCGAGGTGGAGGACGAGGCCGCCCGGCCCTTCGAGGCGGGCGTGACAGAACGCTGTGGTCTTGGCCGTCGAGCCGACGACCGGCAAATGGGTCTTCATACGATCCTCTTACTGGGTGAGTCCGTCGGCGATCGACTGGGGCATCCCAGCCAGCTGACGGAGGTGTTCGAGATGCTGCGCGTGCTTGAAGTCGCCGAGGGCACGGCGCTCCGCTTGGGCAGCCGTCCACTGCTTGTGCAGCCGGCCGCGCGTCCGGTGGTCGAGGCGGGCCCAGAGACGCTTGACGTCCTTGGGGATCCGCGACGACTCCTGCCCGGACACGCGCCGGTCAGCACGACAGGCCCTTGCCGCTCCCTGGTTCACGACGCGCGACCTTCCGAGTTCGGGGTCGCCCACGCCTTGTGGGTGCGGATGACCTCGCGCGTCTCGGACTGGTGACCATCGACGCGGCGCGGGACTGCGCGCTGGTAGGTGAAGCGGGCATCCCCGGTCTGGGAGTCCCAGTGGTAGTGGATGAGGTTCCACCCTTGCGAGCCGTGGCGCGGCTCGGTTTCGGTCTCGGTCGTCATGTCGGCTCCTTGGCTAGAACGGGATGTCGCCGCCGCCGTTACCCTGCGGCCCACCACCCCAGCCACCACCGCCGCGACGGAGCATGCCGCCGCCTTGCTGGCCGCCCTGCGGCTGGCCCCAACCTCCGCCCTGGTTCTGCTGGCCCTGCGGAGGGGCCTGGTTCGGCTGCTGGCCCCAGCCCTGCGGCTGACCCTGGAAGCCACCCTGCGGGCCCTGCCCAGAGCCGTAGCCCTGGCCACCCTGCTGGTAGCCCTGGTTCTGCTGGCCGCCGCCGTAGCCCTGACCGCCCTGGCCACGGTGGTCCTCGACCATCGGGTGGCGCTTGTCCAGCTCCGCGCGAGCCGTGGCGACGTCCGCCTGCGTCTGAGGCAGCGGGGTCCACGTCTCCGACGTGTACTGGTTGCCCTTCGGGCCCTTCTTCGGGCTGCCGTCCTCGTTGATGTCGCCGGTGACCTCGACGTCGAGCACGACACCGCGGCCGCGCTGCTCGGGTCCGAGGACGCCGTCGCCAAACGCGGCGGTGTTGCGCACCTGCTCCGGCAGGTCCGTGATGGACGCCAGGAGTGCGTCGATCAGCTGGCGCGCGCGGTCGTACTCGTATTCCGGGAACTTGCTGCGGTTCACGAAGAATGCGATCGAGCCACGGGCACCCGGCTGGTACACCGTGCTCTGCTGGACCTCGAAGTCGGCCTGGAGGCGGACCTCGTGTCCCTTGTTGCTCTTGACCTCCATGAAGGTCAGGAGGGCGACCCGGTGCTTGCCGATGGCAAGTGCGTTACGGGTCTTCATGCGCTGTGCGTTGGCGATCTTCGCCAACATGCTGTCTGCGTATCCCACTGCTGCTCGCTTGAACTCGTCTTCACGACGACGATCGGTGGTCACTAGACTGTGGCCTACCGTTTACGAGTGGGATTACGCCGCCGGCGGGATCCGCTATTCCACCAGCTATTTCCGCAGGTCAGCCAGCTCCTTCATGATGCGTTCGACCTGCTCGGTCGCCTCCGACGCGGTCAGCTGTGCCTCGGCCAGGAATGCCTTCGCCCGTGCCTCATGGGCCAGGGCTTCCGCCAGTTGTGTCGCGAGCTTGGCCGCCGACGAGTTGACCGGCGTTGGCGCGGGCGCGGGCTTGCCGACCGTCAGCAGCGGCGCCGGCGCGGGTACCGGGTTCGCCGACAGCTCACCGACCAGGGAGTCGCGGATCTGCTGGACGACCTGCTGGCTCATGCCGGTGCCGAACTTGGCCTTGATGAGCGCCTGGAGCCCGTCGGCGCCGCCGTAGCGGATGTTCGGTCGCGTGCGCAGGACCTCCTTCACGTACTCGATGCGCTCCACCACCGTGCCGCCACGGGCTGGGCCTGGCACCGGCGGCAACTCTGGCAGCACCGGTATGGCCTGCTTACGCGTAGCCGCGATGGGGACGACCGGAGCCTCCGGCTTGGGCGCCGGGGCGGGTGGCAGTGCCGGCGTCTCCTTCACCGGCCGCACGTTCGCGAGCTTGTCGGCCAGAGGCCGGTTCGGCACCTTCCAACGACCGTTGGCGTAGTTCGAGGACGCGGACTCGCTCGTCAGGACCGTGACGGCGTACGGCGCGGGCTTGCCTGGGCCGCCGACCACGCGCGGCCGCGGGTAGCCGCTGGGCTGGTACTGACGCATGACCACCATCGCGGTCTTGCCGTCGCGCGCCGTGACCGGCACGATGCGCGTGTCCTCGTCGGGGGCGTCGGAATCGACGATGACGGTGAACTTGCGGTCGAGAATGGCCGCATGGATAAGGTCGTCTAGGTGGTGCCCGAGGTCGGGATCGCTGAGCTTGCGCTTCTCCTCGGCCACCATGTCGCGGAAGCGGTCAACCGCATTCAGCGACAGCCAATAACGGAACTCCCCAGTAACCTGGGGTGGCTTGTAAGTCATACAGAAACCTCCGCCTGGCACCCTAACCATCGATTTTAACCTTGTCAATGAGTACGATTTGCCCTTGACCGAGGGCCGCCCCTGCGTATGTTGAGGGCATGACCAAGACCAACGAAACCCTCTCGTTCGCATACGACGGCGTCGCGTACTCTCTCGGTGCGAAGAAGAACGCCCAGTGGAGCCTGGGCATCATGTTCAAGGCGCTGGACCCATTCCAGAACGCGGAGAACGCCTGGCGACGGGCACTGACTCGCACTGCGACGGCCTACTAGGCCGCGACCTTCCACCCGGCGTGGAGCTTCTGGACCGAGCCCATCGTCCGCTGCACGTAGAGCGCGCGGCGGAGCGCGTCGTCGGTAGCGGCGCGGACCTCGGGCGTGTGGCGGTACAGCCACGCCGTGATGACCTGCGCCTCCTGGCCGATGCGCGACAGCCGGCCGAGCAGCTGCTCCCAGCCCACCGCGCTCGCAGGGGGCTGCGTGACGATCTGCGTCTTGAACAGGCGCTGGAGGCCGTCGCGACCGGTGCCGTGGCTGGCGATCGACGCGATGATGGTGCGGTCGCCGCGTTCCTTCGCGATGCGCTTGCCGGCGTCCGGGCCGCCGCCGTGGAGCGGGAACCCCGACAGCTCAGCGACCCACGCGCCGAACGCCACCGTCTGGTACCAGATGATGCCGCGCTCCTGCGCACCCCACGCCGCGGCGTCGGCGGCGAGGAACGGGTCGACGCGGACGGACTCGGTCAGCGGTTTGACGGTGCCGCGCACGGCGGCCCACCGCGGCCACGTCTCGGCCTTCCACATGGGCGCGCTCGGGTTGACGGCTGCGGACTCGATCGGCGTGCCGTCGTCGTCGTAGTCGAGGATGTTGCCCTGGCTGCCCCACGCGCGCGCGGCCGCGTTGGCGCACAGCAGCGGCGAGTCCAGATGCGGCTCGCGGCGGGCGAGCTTCTGGCGCAGCTCGCGGCGCCACGCCTTGCGCGCGGCCAGCCACTCATCGATCTGCGAGTCGGTCTCTCCGTTCTCGAACCGCCAGCGCAGGTAGAGCCCACACGCCAGCTCGCGGGCACACCGCGCCACGGCCAACGCGTCGACCAGTTCCTCACCGTCGGGGCGGAGCCACAGCGCGCGCAGCTGCGCGAGGTGGTCACGGACGACCACTGGCATGTGCGGTGGCGGCCTCTCCAGGATCTCCATCTCTGCGTCGATCGACGCACCCTTGGTTGCGACGAAGCCCGGCGTCCACACGAGCCGGCGGTGGAACGCGTCCTGGATGTGCTCGTCGGGGTCGGCGAGCGCGAGCAGCGCACCCGGCGGAGCGACGAAGTCCTCCGGGTTGATGGCCGTGCCCCACTCGTCGACGACGTCGGGGTCGCGCGGCAGAGGCGAACCATCGCCGAGCGCGAAGTCGCAGTGGTGCGCGTAGTCCTGGATCTCGTCGTTGGTCAGCGTGCCGCTCCATACCGCGAACCGGCAGTTCGGGTGCGCCGCGGCGAACCGCAGGTAGCGGCCGGACCGCGTGCTCGTCATCGAGGCGAGGTTCTGCGCCTCGTCGACGATGAGCAGGTCGGGCTTGAGCACGTCGAGGAACACGGTCGCTTCGGCGAGCTGGAACCGCGAGTACGGCATCACGTGCACTACCGGAGCGCCGGGGACGACGCGCGTCTTAGGCGCCTTGAGGCCAGCGTGGAACTGCATCATCGGCACGCGGAAGTGCTCTGCCACGAGGTCGTACTCCAGCGCGAGCTGGTCCACGAGCGTCGACGGCACGAGCAGCACGGCGCACTGGCAGTTCTGGAACGCCATCGCCGCGAGGATGTCGAGGAACGTCTTGCCCGAGCCGACGCCGAGCTGGCCGACCAGACCGCCGACCGTCGCCATCTCGTGCATCGCCCACGCCTGCGCGTAGTTCGGCTCCTTGATGCACGGCTTGGGGATGACGTGGGCGTCGTCCTGGATGCGCCGGCAGCGGCAGGTCCGTGGACCTCGCCCGTACTTCGCGACCACGTGGTCGATCAGCGCCTGGGCGCGGGCCGTGTTCGGTTCGACCGGCGGCCGCTTGGGCAGCGCCAGGATGCGCGCCAGGTCTGGCGACGGTCGAACCGGAGGCTTTCCGCCGGTGAACAGCGAGGCGATGGGGCGGGACGACACTCGGTCAGTTGTACCAGGCGGAGAGCCTGGTCACCGGATCGGCGAGGTCTGGATCCGCGAGAACAGGGAGCCCGGGTTGTCCTCGGTGCTGCTCGCCAGCTCGGCGAGGTACGGGGCGGCCTTGTCCTTGTCTCCGTCGTCGCCATGCTCGTCGGGGTCAACCCACTCGGTGACGCGGGCCTCGACCTCGACGTTCTTCATGCCGCCACCGTCGCGCTTCTGGACCACCTGACGCTTGACCTCGGTCCGGCGCTCGCGGATCTCCATGTCGGCGTCGCGGAACGCGCGGACGTCGGTGAAGACAGCGCGGAGGTTGTCCTTGCTACCCTCGTAGAACCGCAGGCAGACGCGGCCGTCGGAGCTTCCGCCCTTGCCGGAGAACGGCACCACCGGTCCGAACGTGAGCTTCCACGTCTCCGGCACCGTGATACGGCGAAGGTCTCCGTTGAGCAGCTCCAGGATGTACGTCTTCTGACCCTTCTTCTTCTCGGTCTTCATAGCTTTCCTCTCACTTCTTGGTGACCCGCTTGCCGCGTGAGCGGTACAGCGGTTGCGTGATGACATCGCGCGCGGCGATGAGCTTCTTCTGCGTCGCTCGCCACCAGCCGTCGGGCTTGCCGAGGTGGTCGTGCGGGTGATCCGGCTTCACAGCGACCTCTGGATCCCGAACGGCGACGGGAAGTGCATCATCACGAGCCACAGGTAGCCGCGCTTGCGAGCCTCCTGCCACTTGATGGCCTTGCCGACGCGGCGGGCGGCGTCGAACGCGTGGCGCGTCGCGCGCGAGAGGTCCTCGCGCTTGAACGGCATCCCGCGCAGGGGGAGCTTGAGCTTGCCGGGGGTCGGCGCCGGTTCCGCCGGCGCGTCGGGGGCGGTCTCGTCGCTCACCGCACGCCCCAGATGACCTCGCCGCCCATCTCGCGGACGCGGAGGCTCAGGCCCTCGGCGATGGCGAGCATGACGGACGAGAAGCGAGCCGAGAGAGAGTACGCGCCCGGGGGCAGCGGCGAGAGCTTCTCGTCGCGGCACCAGGCCACGAGCGCGCCCTTCCACTTGTCGTAGCCGATGGCGCTGTCCTCGGCGCCGCAGCGGATGTCGATCGCTCCCCACTTCTTGGCGAGCTTGTCGGCCTGCTCCTGCGCCCAGTCGTTGAGCGACGCCGTCTTGCGGTTGGTCGCGCAGTCGATGTAGAGGACGAACTGCTCCGGATCCGAGTCAGCCGTCTGACCGGCGCCGGCGCCCTCGGTCGCCTCGGCGGCTGCCTTCGCGGCACGCGAGGCGCGGGGCTTCTTCGCGGGCGCGGTGGGCGGCGTGGTCGTGCCGGCAGCCGGCATCTGCTCGGGCTTCGCGGCCGTCATCGGGTCGGGCGGCGTCGACGCCTTCGGGACGAACGGCGGCATCGTCTCCTGCGCCGCCTGGGTGGTCGTCTCGGCGAACGTGGCGGCCGGTGCACCGACCTGCGCGGCGAGTGCCGGATCACTGGCCGGGGCATCCGGCGGGATCGGCGACACGCGCGGACCGGCAGCGGCGTCCTTCGCCAGCTCGCCAGCGAGCGCCGACACAGCCAGCGGGTCGTCGATCTCGACGTACGAGATCTCGCCCTGACCCGGGAACACGGCGTCCGGGGCGACCGCCTGGCCGCCCATCGCCGCGTACGCCTGCGCGGCCGCGCCGAACAGCTTGGGGAAGCCACGGTTGAACGCGCGGACGGCGCTGCACGCCTGGTCGAAGCCGGCAGGGACCAGGGCCTTGAGCCTGGCGGCGCGCTCCTCCATCTCCAGGCGCTGACGCTCGGCCGCGATCTCGGCAGCCGACGGGCCCTGCGGAGCGGCCTGGGGCGGGCGGAGCATACTCCCCGTCTGCGCGGGGGCGGGGGCGGGCTGGGTGTTCTGAGCGGGGGCGCCGGCGTTGGCGCGGTTGAGGAGCGATGCCACGGGGATGATCCTTTGGTCGGGGTTCTTGAGGGACTCGGTCGCGGTCACGCCCGCGATAGCGGCGAACGTCTTCTTGCGCGGAGCCGAGCAGTACGGGCGATGCGGGCAGCCACCGAACTTGTCGCAAGCGTCGGTGTTGGCGTCGACCGTCTCGGGATCCGTGCACTGAGCTGCACGCTGCATAGTACGCGCGACGCCGGTGGCATGTTCCACCTGCGCCTGGATCTGCTCCCTGGTCACCAGGGTCGTCACCTTGCGGGGGCGGCCGCGCTCTACGAAGTAGCCGTGCGACAGGCGGACGTACGGGGTCTCCGGGCGCACCAGGAACACCCACTCGCCGTAGCAGGCCATCTGCGTGGTCTCGCGCAGCTGGTCGGGCGTCTTGAGGTACTTGTCACCGCCGACGAACTTCCAGTCGCACACCTCGATGGTGCCGTCCGGGTCACGCTGGTCGGTCTCGTAGCCGTCCGCGCCGCGGTTGATGCCGCGGCCGTGCGAGAGGTCGAGCTGCCCGAGCACGCCGACGCCGGCGAGCTTGAGCGGCGCGTTGGCGAGCAGCGACGGCGAGTGCGCCTCGGTCAGCGGCTCGGGGTACGCGACGCCGGGACGCAGGAGCAGCTCCCACTCGACGAGCAGGTCCGGTCCCGGGTCGAGCAGCATGTGCGCGCCGCGCGCGACCATCGGCGAGAACGAACGGTCGCCGTACTGCTCGTAGCGAGCGACCTGCGCGTGCCCCTCGACGCCGCGTGCCTGCCACGGACTCTCGGGCGTCTTGCGGCCGTCGATCTTCTCGTACCACCACTTCCGGCCGCACGTGTCAGCCGACTCGATGGCCGAGACAGACAGGAACCGCAGCTCGCGCGTCTTGGGGTCAACTGCGCGGCCGTGGATCCACTTCTTGTCGCCAGGCACCGGCTAGCCGCACACCTCGGTCGAGAACACCCACTGGCGGAGGTCCGGTCGGCCGGGGACGAAGAGGACGCTGGAGATGTGAACCTCCTTGCGCTTGAGCTTGGCCTTCGCGGTCTCGCGGGCCTCGATGCTGGTCTGTGCGATGACGGTGGTCTTCATGTTCGGTTCCAGGTGTGGTGACAGTCGCGGCAGAAGTAGTCGGTGATGGGGGCAGTCGGGT